AGGAATATTGGTAAGCCTTCTTTGATATGAAAGTAGTCACCTAAATCAATAATAAAATTTTTCATGTGTAATGAATACCTGGTAGAGTAGTAAGCCGTGTCGGGTTAGCCCCCACCCTACCAGGTACTCAAACCTTACTGCTGGTTAGCCATCTTTCGACGGAGTCGCTCAGCAGTGGTCTCCTCTTCAATTGCGACGTATTCTTCGTCACCGTACTCATCATCGTCGCTTGTAGCAACTGGAGTAGAAGCTGACTTATCACCAGTCTCCTTTTCCTTGACAACACCGTGTAGCTGAGCATCGTAGTACTCTTGGCTACCGATACGGTTTAGGAACGCCTCAACATCAGGGACGAACTTAGCGTAACGTGAATCCATGTTTTCGATCTCCTTCTCAGGTAGAGCGAATGCCATGTATGTAGTATCGGTTCCAGCACCTTGACGCATGATTTCAATTTCACGGTCACGGAGTGAACCATACTTCTCTGAGATAACAGCAATCTGATTCCAGAAATTACGCATACCCTGGGATACAATACCCACGTATGGCTTCTTCTTAGTAACAACCTTGCCATCAACAGTCTCAGTGTACTCAGAAGTAACGTCACGGTATCCGGTAATCTTGCCGTCTTCACGCACTTCTTCACGCAGAATAGCTATACCGTAGCCTACATCACGACGGTAACGACCAGGTGCGCCAACTTCGCGTGCACAAAGTTCGCACTTAGCATCGAATGCTTCACGGCATACAAATGTCTTCTTCTTACCATCATGCGATGGTACATTCTCGTGAACAGGTACAACATAAATATCAGCTGAGTCAGTTAGAAAACGAAGAGCTTTGCTCTCACCAGCGGACCAGTAGAACCAGTTGGTTGTCTCGTATGTACGAGGACCACTACTCTTCTGTGAACGCTCGATGCTTTCACGTACTGCAGCCATTCCTTTTTTTAGTGCCATTTTAGTTTATTCCTTTGGTTTATATTTTAGTTTATTAATTCAGTTGTCCTAGGACAATTACTACGGTACCACATGTCTCCACCATAAATCAAATTACTTAAAAAATTCTTCTAGCCCAAGCATAAAACCAATAGGCCAGTACCATATCAAAAACGTGGCTATTAAGCCAGTGATGAATGCTAGTAATAAAACTCATGATACTCCTTGATGTGTTAACTGCCATTCCATTGAGTTCATTGAACTAGGAATCTCCAGCAGTGTAGCAGGATCTTCGTCGTCCGGTGTTTCAATGATAGCAAGTTTTGTGTAACAACTCAACTCGTCTACAAGATGTTGCGTAGCAGCTCTTCCAGGTGCATCACCATCCATAAAGATAGTCACCTTAGAAAACCTGCGAAGCAGATTAATCTGTTGATTGTCTACTTTTGCGCCGAAGGTCGCAACGACATTGTCAATACCCCTGGATTTGAGCACAAGGACGCTCATAGGACTCTCCACAACATACACGTGGTCGCTGTTAAGGTTATTATCAAGGTTGTATAACCATGACCCACGAGGGAACCCTTTGGAATTCCTATACTTGGGAACACCTGGCACATCTTCGATCTTTCTGGCTACCCAGCCAATAAGCTTGCCCTTCATAAAGTGTGGCAGTACGACCCTATCTAGGGTCACCATATGCTCTTCTCCTTGGACTTTAGATATTTCGGGCCGTGCTCTCTCTACCCCTGTGCGCATCTCCCGCTGAACGGCCTCTGAGACCCCTCTAACGGTCAAATAATCGCAAGTTCCTTGCCATCTGTTAAGGAGGTTTTCGCTATAAATAGGGATTTCTGTCTTGCTCTGCTGAGCGGTACCAAAAACACCCTCTAGCTTCTTGGTGAAGTCCTCAATCGAGATAACCTTGAGTTCTGTTACCTCATTCTTTAGGACAGAAATAGCCTCATCTTTAGTGACATTTAGGCAGTTCTGGACTAGCCAAATGACGCTACCTCCACCACAAGTAAAGCAGTTAAAAAGTAGGGTATCCTTATTTAAACTAGCACTTGGGTTGGAGTCACCATTCTTATGCATGCCAAATGGGAGTGGGCATGAGTGAATATATTCATCACCGTTCTCTATTAGTTCTCCTACCCCAATAATGTCTTGGAGAACAACCCTGGCGTCTAAGTTAGTGAAGATATCAGATAAACTTATCATTCTTCAAATGTTCTAAAAAGTCTTTATTATCTTTTTTGACCTTCTCTAAAAATGCTTTATCTTCTGGGCTTAAATCTCTAAGGGCATCTTCGCCCATTTCTTTAGGAGTTTTCTCAATCATTATTATCCTCGTATTCACGAACAACTTGGAGTGATGTACGATCCTTTAGCTCAAAACCCATCATCCATGATTTTAGGTCACTACGACGGCTTTTAAGGATATCCATAACAAGTGCTTCTTGCTGCTTCATTTCTTTGGTAGCACCGATACCAATAGCCATGTCCACAATTTGTTCAATGGTACTACTAAGACCAATCTGAGCTAGACCACCACGACCATTCTTCTTCTTCATAGCTTCACGGTTGAACTGAGCAAGCCATACAGAAGCCATACCCATCTCTCGGTTAGTAGAAGCTACGTCAGTGATCACTTCAGACATCTGTAGAGTTTGGAAGTTACTTGCTGAACCATAACTCTTCTCGGTTGAGATCCATGACAATTGGTCCCCAACCATTAGTTCAGCACCCCAGTGCTTAGCTTTTGAGTACAACTCCATAACGCTACGTTCAGACTTACGACTAGGTGAGTCAATAAGAAGATATTCACCAAACTCCATAACTTCTTCACGAGCTTCCTTAAGACGTTTTAACTCATTAGGAGTTAGTTGTCCACGTTCGTAGCGAGCATACGGCACACCACTAACAAGACAATCAAGACGCATTAGAGTTAGTTCTTTACGAAGCTCTAATGATGCAAAGTAAACTTTAGTTTTACGTCGTGCTGCTTCAAGAGCAATAACCGATCCAACCCATGACTTACCAACGTTAGGAATACCTACGACAACCGCAAGTTCACCTTTCTGGATGCCGTACATATGGTCATTCAATGCATCCCAACCAAGATAGATTCCCTTCTTATCTTTGGTTGGGTTAGATACTTCGTCCATGTATTCATTAACACGACGTTCGTAACCATCACCATAAATTTCAATACGCTCACGTGTACTTGTGTCACTTTGGATACGTGTAAGGCTATTAAGTGCCATACTAATACCGACTTCAGGATCTTCCTCAAGCGCATTAGCTGCCTTAAGCAGTGCGCTCTGGGTGGTTGCCTTGCGGTACTTAGTCATAAGTTCCTCGATAAGAACACCAACTAAGTATTCTTCTTCTGGCCACTCATTACGAACAAAATAGTCTTCAAATTTAGTCTCTAGGAAGTCACGAGTTACTGTACTCTTGAACTCACTACGAACGTAATAGTCAAGGCTGTAATCAAACAGTTCACGTACACCATCATCAAAGAAGTGTTCGCTACGTACCCCCTTATCCCAAATTGTGTTGAAACTTTCTAACTTGTCAAAATGCTTTACTATCGACTTTTCAATGTCCATCTTCTTACTTTCTATTAGATAATTTTGCGTACTGTGTCGTTCTTAATTTCATCAAGCGTACGGTTACGAGCAAACTCTCGGTAATCAACGCCCTCCATGTTGTGGACAATCATTCTTTCCTTTAGGAGAGAAAATATAGCACTACCGTAACCCTCATTCAATTCCTCAATTGTCATGTTCGTGGTGATAAAAGTAGGACGATTGTCCAATGCACGTTGACGGAGCACGTGGTCAAATGTAGCTTCACTCAAGTTATTCTTGGTACGAAACTCTTTACCGATGTCATCTAAAAAGAACACATCGCTCTTAACAACCTTGCTCTCGAATCGTGCCTTGTCTTCATTACTACCCCACCCTCGGGTAAATTCATCAACCATTTGGGTAAACGTAGCAAAGTAAACTGTGTAGCCAAGCTTTACTAGTTCTTTAGCAATAAGGCTAGTAAGAAGAGTCTTACCAGTACCCCATGAGCCGTGGTACATCAGACCCATGCCACCCTTAACAAACTGTTTGTGTTGGCTTAGATAAACGTTAGCAAGGTCTAATGCTTTAGCATCGCCATGGAAGTCTTCAAAACCAAGTCGTTGATAATTTAGTCCAATGCCTGCACGTAGGTAATGCTTATAAAGTTGCAACTGCGCTTTACAGTCACCACAATTATGGCCTTCACACGTTGGGCAGCCTCGTTTATTAAACGTTTCAAACTGAGGATACTTAAGCTCTAAATAATCAATCTCATCGTCTGACAAGAAATCAAACTTAATATTTACGTAGTCGTTTTGCCAATCAAACAGCGAATCGTTTAAGGAAGTCATCTGTATTCATTAACCCTTCTGAACTTGGTCGGTTTTCTTCTTTTATCTTATCTTGTTGTAACTGAATGTATAAGGTGTCCTGAATCCATTTACTGCCTTTACTAAAGGCTGTTACGGTCATCACCATGTCGTTGATTTTGCCTTTGTGCTTATCAAATAGCAAAGCAACCATAGGGCCTGCATCAACTTTGTAACGCTCTTTAAAGCTTTTAAAAATAGCAACTTCCTTAATCCATTCAACCACATATTCGTAGCCATGCACTTCTTTATAACGGGATGCAAAATATATCAAAAGCTCACGTGGTTCTGCATTAGCAAGATCAATCTCTTTTACAAGCTCATTCTTGCTTTCTACTGGGACTACTTCTACAACATCGTCGTAGCTATTGTCGTCGTAATTGGCCAAAGGCCCATCAAAACTTTTCTTTTCGATCGTCATTTTTCTTTATTCCTCTAACTGATAGAAACTTATCACATACATCTGAAAACATCTGAATCTTCTTGCTAATCCATTCGCGTGTCACTTGATCAATGTCGTATAGCCCATTACCATTCGGTCCAATTGCTGAGATATTATTCTTATTGATTAACAGGAAACGCCACATGGTATCAACATTATTCTTGTCATTCTCTTCGTGGCCATATAATTGTACCCATTTTTCATCAAGCCCACATAGATACCCGACATAAACGAAACCATCACTAAAGACCTGAACTTCTTGTTTTCTACTTGCAATAATAGCTATGTTGCGTTCAAACATTGTTTCAGTTTGCTGAGCTAAATTTTCCATTAAACGTTCTTCTTCCAGCTATCGAAATCAAGAGAAAATTCTCCCCACTTACTTTTAACAGCATCCATGCTTTCTTCCTTAATAATATTATTTTCCATAAAAATACCTGCTACATCCCATGCAAATATGAATGGTATAGCAACAATAAACAATGGTAGCATTATAATCGTTGCAATGCCAAAACCAATAGTTAACATTGTTTTAAATAATTTTGATTGAGAATAACTATTAATTATTACTCTAATCTTTTTTCTTCGTTTTGAAGAAACTGTCATATTACCTTCCTTTTATTTCTTACTTTTGTAAGTTCTAAAGACTGTCGTAGGGATCATTTTCGATCTCGTCACCAACATAAATATTAAAGTCATCTACGCTGTCATATTGTTCAAAGAATTCAGGGAACTGCATCTCACCAATATTACAAATACGGATAACCATATGGTCATCCAATAAATCCATCATAGCTGGATCATCTTGCATATTTATAGCAACAGTACTGATATTGTCACTCCATTCATGAATGAAATAACTGACTTCATCTAAATCATCTACTACAATTAATCTTACATCACCATAAAGAGTATCAAAGATATCATCAGAATTCAAGTCGCCAAGGCGAACATAATCATATGCATACTTTGAATCAAGAGTTACCTGTACGAGTTCGCTTTTTCTTGTTAAAGGTAGCTTTTCTCTATATTCTTCGATGTACTCTCCATAGAATGAAGACATGTTTTCACTAAATTGTTTAGCAATTTTTTTGCTTAGCTTACCAACAATAAAATAGAATTTTGGTGCTAAACAACCTTCACCGTAGTAACTGAAAAAATCAAAACATATTTCGTTAATAATGCTTGGAGTCAAATACTCAGCACGCACTAAACCAAAACTAAATTTAAAACCATGTTCCCATACACGTCGATCAACTGTCTCGTACTCACGAAATGCTTCCATAGCGTTTTGGCTACCAAATACAATTATATCAGTTGCATTTTCAATCTCATCTCGCCATTCGCTACTAAGCTTTAATTCATCACCATGCGATACAAATATCTTATTTCGTACATCACCAGCGTGATGCTCAAATACATTTTGCAACAAAAAACTTTCATCAAGTGTTGGTACTTTTACGACAACACTATCAGGACCAGCTAGCTTGAGGCATAAGTATGCACTTTTTGCTATTAGACCTGGTGTTTCTTTGGCGCCAACAATAAGAAACCGCCTACCTGTCTTTTCTGTATATTCTTCAAAAGTAGAAGGTACTCCCATACTTTCGATTAGCATACGATAGTCAGTTTCTAGAAACCTGCCATATTGTGCTAAAACAGCAACCATATCCACCGATGGATTAATAATCCATTCATTAATCATCGCAGTTTCCTACCAAAAGGGATCACATCATTCCATAAAGTGAAATGTCTCCATCTATCTTTTACCTGAATAAACCCAAGTTCATCAAACAATTGTTCTAATTCATCAGCGTTTTCAGTTTTAGGTTGTACAGGCGTAAACTGTAGATCCCCCAATGGTGGGAATGGTAAATCTTCATCATGGCTAAGCTCAATCAATGATTTTGCTTTGCGCACTATATTTATATGATCTTTAACTTTAGATTCTTTTTCAAGAACTTCTTCTAAATTGCCATAATCAGCAATAAGTTTTGTAGCCTTCTTAGGTCCAATGCCAGGAATACCTTTAACATTGTCACCCTTGTCACCCATCAAAGCCCAGATCTCAGGAAGCCTCCAAGGTTCTACGCCCCACTCTAACATGATAGATTCCATGTCATTGACTTCTTCATCAATATCTTTGTAGCTAATGCTAGGTTTTATAACAGTTATATTTGGTCGTATCAATTGATGTAAATCATGGTCTGCACTGACGATTACAATCTTATCAAAAATACCAGCATTACCCAATGCCGCAGTAGAAATAATATCGTCTGCTTCTACGTCTTCTATGCTCATAAAAGGTATGCCGCTTTTAGAACAAAGAAATTTAAATGTTTCTAATTGCGGTTTAAACTCTAAAGAGAATGCGTTATCCATTGTGTTTTTTGGATCACGTTTCTTATCACGATTAGCTTTGTATTCAGGATCAATGGCTAAACGTTTGGCACTACGGCCTTTATCAAAAGCAATAAGAACATGCGTAGGTTTATGTTTTCTAACCATACTAGCAATTACATTAAAAGCACCATAGATTCCCCAAGTGCCTGAACCATCTGGAGCGCTCAGCCCCTGCCTCATCAAACCACTAAATGATCTAATGAACACATTATGCCCATCAAACAGTAATAATGTTTTCTTGTTCATGTTGGATTGTTGCCTTTTCGATATCTTAGACGATGTTTCTTTATTGGTTCTTTAAAAGCGTCTACTCTTAATACTATTAAACGTAGTTGCCTATCTGTCATCTTATTTGCCCTACGCAATGAATGAGCAATTTTAAGAATGTCATTTAGACTGTAATGACGATAACCACCAGGTGTTCTAGCGATCTCAATAGGGTTGCCCATTGAATCAATAAAATATTTTTCTTTTTTCTTAAAAGCTCTTGGAGTTAAATCAAAAAATGCTGCAGCCATAGTCTGCGTGTAGATTTGATCATCGTCACGTAGTTTTATTAATCTTTTTGGTTTATTAGATGCTTCTGACATAAAAGGCTGAACGCACCTTGCCTGGGGTTGTTGCCTTTACAATTTGCTCCATGCCAATATTGCCAAGCTTGAGTTGTTTTTCTAAACACTCTTCATTGAGTTCATAGACACGTGACTCGACTGTGCTTACACCACCATCAGGCTTTTGAGTTTTTGTAATTGTCTCAACAATGTTAACGACTGAAATAAATTGATCGTGGTCTAATACATCAAACAAAAGATCAACATCAATATTAAGTTTGCCACCAGATACTTCTTTGGATAATTTAACGCCATTCTCAGGGCTTACAAGGTAACCACTTTCTGTGGCGTAATCTTTACCTGTAGATGCAATGCGCATATTAATTACTTCTGTTGCATATGCTTTAAGAGCACTCTCACGGCCTTCAATAACGTCTTTAGCATTGCGTACAGCTACAAGCTCTGTAGCAAGTGTATCAATTTGAAAAGGTGTGATTTCAGGGTGTGGTTGACTAATGTCTGTTTTGCCTAGCTCTTCCAACACAGAACCCATAACTTCATCAAGGTTAACTAAGTTAACATCGGTTGCACTATTTCTACGGACTTCAGCTCGGGTAGCAGCTTTGGGTGATTCTCCATACAAAGGTTCTGTAACCTCCTGTAGGTTCCCAGTTGATAGTCCCTTGCGCTTTGGCATGATTGGTTGACCCATTATTATTCTCCTTACTTGTGTTTGTATTTATATTAACATAATAGTTGAAAGGAATCAAACTGGCTTAAGCCTTTCTGATTTCCATGCTCTTTGTTGTGATGTAGTAAATATCTCCACCAACACCTTGAGCTGTTTTTGCTGCAGTGCGTGCTGCTTTAATAACATCTGTTTTAGTCCATGGGCCTTGATCACCCAAACTGCCAAATGCTTCGCTTGCTCCTGATCCCATTGCCCATCTTCCACTAACTGGAATAGTAACGCTGAAATCTTCATCAATAATTAAAAGATTGCTATCCCATGCCATAATAATGCCAGCACCAAAAGTCTCTACTTTTTTTGAGCTTTCAAGAGCACCGTGTTCATTCAAAGCTTCACGCATAGCAGGAACAATATCTTTTACAGCAAATTTATCTACTTCATGAAATTCACGGAACTCGGGCCATTCAGTCCAATATTGTATAACTTGCATAGCTCTAATGCTTCCACAGCCACCGAATATATACCTACGGTCTTTGTCCATCCATAATTTACCTGGGCCTTCATCGCTCTTAGAATAATCAAAGGAGATTTGAGAGTCAGCAGCGATGACAATGCCATCCATTTTTGTAATAGCTGCAGATAGCACGGTCATGACTTAGTATCCCAATCAGGTTTAGCAGTATGTTTAGTTATAGTATTTTGATCTTCTAAGTGGACCCAATTGTCGTCTTCGCCAATAATGTCCCAGCTACCTGGGTTTAGATACTTAACGATTGGCATGCCACAATGTTTACATTCAGTCATTAGTAGTAATCATCCTCATCTACATTAGGCTTTTCGTTCTCCTCTGACGTTTCTGTAGATTCTTCTTCTGTAGTTTCTTCTACAACAGCGACTGGTTCAGCAATAAGTTCGCTGACTACATTCTTAAATTGAGGACCAACGACTTGATCCCACATAGCAGCAAATTGCTCTTGCAATTGTTCTGTGATCTCACCATGATGAAGTATAATCTCACAACCAACTTCTGGCTTGATCCAATCCCATTCGCCTTTGGCGTTCTTTACTTGGAGAGTGCCTCCAATGCTTACACTAAGCTTGAGTTCCATATGCTTCCTTTTCTTCGGGACTACTTTCAATAATCCAAGCAAACAAGTCCATAAGTTCTTTTGCCTGGTTTAAGATGTTTGGTTCAATATAAATATCATTCATCATAGTAGCATTAATTAGTTCATTAAGTACAGTATTAATTTGCTTAATTGCTTTTTCACGCATGACATACTGATACTCTTTATTTACTGGCGGTGCTACAGGCACTTCTATGGGAGTAGCTTTTGCAAGCTGAGTCTCATTCTGATATTGTTTCATCCTTTTACTAACTGAAACAAGCTCAGCACCTAGTGCTATTTGTAAACCACTTCTAAGCAACCTTGTTTTGGTTCTCATATAACTCCTTACTTTTTAATACTTTACTGTTGACTACTATAAAAGTCAAATTGGTGCCCCAGGCAAGACTCGAACTTGCAACCTGCGGGTTAGAACTCCGATGCTCTATCCGTTGAGCTACTAGGGCAATACTTTAATTAGTATCATAGATATTTACGTCTATGCCATTTTCACGTAAAATATCCATTGCTTGTTCAAAATAAGGGTTGCTCATATCATTAACAACCCTACGCGATGCAGACTTGATAACACCTTTAACCCACATTGTATTAGCACTATAATTACTAAACGCAGCAATAAGTTTTGGCTGAGCTGGGATCTGTGCTAATTCTAGCATAGTCTTTGCTGCCCAATTTAAATCTTTAGCCATTACTTCTTACATTTACAATTACAGTTGCCACCACATGAGTTTTTCTTCTCAGGTGCTTTGGTCTTTTGATAGATACCATTCTTTACACCTTGGCTAAACATATGAATAAAAGCGCCAACACCCATAAAAAACAATGCTGGTAAAATTAGTACTAACATTACGTGCATTATTGTTCCTTTTTCTTTGGTGCAGCCTTCTTAGGTGCTGCTTTCTTCACTGCTGGTTTATCTTTCTTTGGCTTTGCTGTTGGAGCTTTATCTCCCATTGGAAGTGGAAGGTCTGGAATGCCGGGTCCATTATTACCACCAAAAGTTCCTTGCAACCAATTCAAAAAGTTTTGTCCTGCACCCATTATTATTCTCCTATGTTCCAATCATTATATGATCCCAAGCGCACAACATGTGCACAAGGGTCTCCACCGTCTTCCCATGACTTTTCTTCGCTATCATGCATAGGAAAACCATCATGGGTACTGCAGAACTGTTCTGAGCAGAAACCATTATCTACTCCATATTTTAACCACTCATCAAAATCCATTATAGCTCCTTGATATACTTACTGTATTTTTTCTTGTTATCTTTTAGATAATCTGGATAAAAATCTGAATCTATATCTACTAGTTTTAGTTCGTATCCACGACCAAGTGTATCAGCATTGTTCTCAAAATTCAAATCAAGGTTTGATTTAATTTGGTCAGTATTACATTCTGTATGAGCAAAAGCTTCAATCTTGTTTTTAATGAATGTAGTATCTCCACAAAAAGTCCAGTGCCATCCACCATTGGGGATATTTAAAGAGTTTACACCTAACCTAAGTTGAGTAGCATTAAACCCAGCTCGACGGTATTCGCCTACGCTGCAAGCCTTAGCCTTCCACCATATACCTTCACCAAGGTTTTGGTTATTTAAATAATATTGATGAATAACCATTTCAAATGAATATGTGAAATCAGGATCAAAGTTCTCAATAAGAAATTCAATAGTTTTAGGGTTAGGAATTTCATCTAAGTCATTAATAAGAACAATATCATCATCATTATATTCTGATAAATCTAGAATAACATCCCGTTGATAATTTTCTTTGCCCCACTCACTAAGGCCCTCAGGAAACTCAATCTCTACAACTGTGTGTTTTGGGTGCTTGATGGTATTAGCAAGCATTGGTTTATCAAGACCAGTAAAAGTTTTGTTAGCTTCAATCGTGTAGAAGCGATCAACCACATTTTCTAAAATGCCAAGCCGCAATTCAAGGATATGCGTCTCGTTATAAAATGGGGTAATGCTAACTACACGTCGAGTCACTTTGCCTGTTCCTTAAGTTTTCGTGCCATCTTAGCTTTATTGGTAGCACGATTAAATACATTCATCCATTGCTTACCAATGGCTTCCCAAGTGTTTGTAGATGCCCATTCATAGGCTTTCTCTGCACGTTCTGCAGCTTCCTTTGGATTATCCATAATGTGCTTAATAGTCTTAGCAGCATCTTCAACGCTCATTAATGGACGCATACGTTCATTATCATTATCTTTAATAATCCAATGAGATGGGGTGTGCCCACTAGGGATTCTCCAACCACGGTCATCGCCAAGAATTTCAGGGACTGATGTATTATCAGGAGCAACAACAGGTGTCTTAGTAGACATTGCTTCTGTGATACTTAGGCCCCAACCTTCACCGTGAGTAGTGGTAAGGTAAACATCGCTAGCGTTGTAGATTTGGTTAAGGAATTCAATTGGGAATCCGCTGTGTGCACCAAATTGCCTTGGGTCTGGTACAGTAAAATCTTTATTTGGATCTAGCCCAAGTGCACGAGCCATTTCAAGAATACTTCCACCAAAGTCTTTTTCTTGCATATGCATGTAAAGGAACGCATCCTCTACTCCCATATTGCGTAATTCTTTAAGGATCATAAGACTTCTTGAAACATCTTTGCGACCTTGGTTACGATTAACATTCGTAATCAAAAATTTATCTTGAAGCATAGGGAAGATCATGCTTTTAGCTTGTTTCTTTTCTTCTGGTGATAGTGGAAAGAAGTCTTTAGTATTGGTTCCATGGTAAATAACATCTTGCTTATCAGCAATGTTACCAATTACTTTACGGCTTTCGTTCTTTGCGTACTCAGTATAAGCAACAGGGAAGTCAAAACTAGATACACATTGGTTGACCCATTCTTCACGTGGAGCACAATCGAATGGATAGTAGTAAATAGTCGAGAACGTATTTGGCTTAGTACGTTGCAATTCAAGAATTTGAGGAACAATATCCAATACAATAAACGTATCTTGAACAATAAATACGATGTCATAATCGCCTTGAGCAAGGAGGTCTAGGAACACTTGACGACCAAAAACATCTCCGTATGGTCCTTGTGTACGTAAAGCACTAATAGCAGGCCATAGGCGACCAGGCCAAAGAGTTGTATCGTAAGGCCCACCATCATAATTAACACCAACTACGTCAATGTCATAGCTGCCAGTCTTGTACAGTTCTCCCATGATATTTTTCATCACGGTACCAAACCCTGTGCTACAAGCATAGTCACCCCACGCTAGTACCTTAATCTTGCTCATGAATTCTTCCATTCTCTTGGACTCATATTAGGATCATTATAGGGCTTAGCATAGACCTCTTTCAAGTCTTTACGAGTACTTCCCCACTTTTTTTCATAATACTGACCGCTCTTCAACGAATTAAGAGGTTGAGTGAGTTTTTTTGTAGTCTGGTGTCTAATATGCACGTAAGGGATGCTTGTTTGTATAGTTTTGTATCCAAGCAACTTGATACGATATTTCATATCAGTATCTTCCCACCAAGCTGGATCAAAATTCTCATCAAACGTTCCACACTTTTCAAAAAAGTCTGGTCGTATTGCAAAACAAGCGTAACTTTGATCTTCAACAGCGTATGAAACATCGCCAACTATTTCATCATCCCATAAGATTTGTGATGGGTCACTTAAAGCATCAAACATGTCTACTGGGAATGCCATTACATAATCATCGGGCATTGCTTTAGTTTCACGAGCTAAATAATCTATAGTCTTTTCAGAAAATAGAACATCATCATTGCTTACAATGATTACATCACACCCATCAGTAATTGCATTCTTGATACCAGTATTCCATGCTTTAGCTAATGGAACTTGATAACGGTATTGTGGTTGGATATAAAACTTTACATTATGCTCACTATTAGCACTATAGATCATATCTATTGCTTGATCAAAATTATTAAGAACAGGAATTACTAAGCCAATTTTCATTGATAAAATGGATCACTTTCTTTGTCTTTTTTATTTTTATTAAACTCTTTAACGCTTGCATTCTGTGCAGCACGGCATGCTTCGCATGGGATTTCTTTTTTTCGCCTGTGTGCACCATAACCAGAACGTGTCCCACAATCTGCTGGTCTACGACCACGTCCTTTAATTTTTATAGAAGTAGATTCAACTTTTTCTTCTTCTTCAATATATTGATTATTTAGAAACGCAATATTAATATTAACCAATTCTATGCCAAGTTTATTACGTAATTCTCTACGTTCAGTTGGTCCTGTATTAGCCCAATGCCCATATTCTTCATATTTGAGTGCATGATCAAGGCATTGTGTGGATACTGGACAACCATCGCATTTGTCTGATAGTTGTTTTGATGGAGCTTTACCATGCGATGGATAGAACAACTCAATATCCATTCCTTTACAGGCAGACTCTTTTTGCCATTTATAATCAATTTTAGTATCCATAATTATTGGAAAGATTGATAGCTGGAAGGGCCTCGGGAGGAGTCAAGGTATGAACACCGACTGCAACTCCCGAGGAAGACCAGGCCCTTCTGGAGAGGCTGTAAAGCTCTCTCACTTCATTAGCTATCTTTTGCTCTTTTTTACATTATCCTTTCGGAATTGCTCTGCTTTTTTAAGCAAATTTATGATATATTCTACAAAATCTTCAATTTCTTGGAGTGATCGTGGGCTATTTCCGCCCACAGCAATGGTCTTACCAATCAAGGTACTATGCATCTGACCACTGGTGATCATGTCCATCATGTCTCGTTGGATCTGATCATACTTATTAATTGCCATTTATTATTTTCTCCTCTACCAGCCTTGTCCGCAACCATATTGGTCAGGAACGTAGCCACTTTTTTCGATCTCACGAGCAATTGTTACCTGCTCTTCTGGTGTTGCTAATCCTGCATTCTTGGCAAATTTTAAACCGCCAAATTTAATCCAGTTAATATTAGTCATTCCTAGTCCACCACTGTAGTAGGGGCCTATGTAATGCCAGTTACCACCCATTTCACAGATGTTAACTTTTTCCCAAGCCAACATAATTGGCCTAGAAAACAATATCACTGGATATACTACTTTTTTAATCTTTTGAACCACTTTTGGTGTTTCTTTGTTTGTTAATACTTTTGGGGTGCTAGCTCCAACATGATTAATAACCATACTGACAGCTAATACTGAGATTGTAATTAAACGTCTCAAGATTATCCTATCTCTCTAACAATAAGGTCAGTTAGTTTTCAATAGATCTCCCTTCTTTAAGTTTATAAAACATATCACGATATGGGACCAGAGTCAAATTAAAACAAAAATCCAAACGGTGTTACATCAATAGTGTCTTCCATGTCAGCATGCTCGTCTATAATACCACGAATTGCTTCTGCTTCCGCTCTCCGTCTCAAAACTTTTGCATCTACTCTTTCTTCAATAGTATTTACAGCTACTGGACGATATACCCATGTTTTGTCAACTCCTTTTGAGCGAGAATCGGCACGATTGATACGATCTTTACGTTGTTTGTAATCTGCATATGTACGTGGTACTTCAATGTTCCAAAGGTATGGTGCATAAAGGTTTGCACCTTCTTGGAGTACATCACTTGTAATTAATACAGCTGGACCTTTAGCAGCATTAAATAGTTTCATGTTTTCTGCTGACTGATCAGTGCTCATTCCAACTCCCCAGATAGGCAAAATAAGAACATCTGGGTATTGTGCTTTTAACGCTTCGTAATATGGAAATAGAGTGCCGTTTGTCCAATATGTAAACAAAACAACTTTTTCATTTTTTTCAAAATAAACGTCAAGATTATTTATAATCAACTGATATTTTGCACTATTCTGGATGCTGATGTCATTACCAAACTCTGCAACAATTTCTTTAGCAAACTTACCATTACTGTTTTTAAGACCTTCAGTGGTATTGCAAATCATACGGAGTACGTCAATATAGCTCCAGTTAGCAACTTGGTTATCTGGATTATAACGTTCACGAGCTTGTTCTTCAGCCCAATCATAAATAGCACGGTCAATATCAGAAAGTTCATATACAAGCTTTTTTGGAGTGCTTTCAGGGAACTGTGCAGCAATAATGGGATCGCTTTTCATTGCAATGTGAGTCCAATTTTCGTGTTTCTTACCTAATAAAGAAAGTTTTGCACGATCCCATTCTTTTACATATAGTTCTTGTACAAAACCATTGCTATACATGCTGAACTCTTTACCGTAAAAACGTTTAAAAACATCACGTTTCATGTCACTAACGTCAGGAATACCAGGGGCTACTACAGAAAAAATATTACGGATGTTCAATGGGCTAGTCGTATATGGTGTAGCCGTTAATGCTAGAGCTTTTGTTTCGCTATCCGGTGTGTTAATAAGAGTATGAAAACCTTCTCCCAACAGACTTTCTCCGCTGTTGATTTTTTGTGCTTCATCAATAATGATAAGTACACGTTGCCCCTTGATCATGTTCAGAATTTGCAATAAATCTGTACGGTCGTAGGACTTAACTTTCTTTCTCTGGCCTGGCACTTTAGCCATATTGCCTTCACGTACTTTTTCGTAGTTAAGAACTAATACTTGGTTAGTGTTTTTTTCGTACATGGCGTGGCGAGCTTTGCGAGTCATCTTTTCTGTTACACGTTCAACAGTTAAGTGTGTCATCCGCTTAAACTCCTGTTCCCAGTCGTATTGTTTGATCTTCTTTGAAAAGACCAGCACCTTGTCAATGGCACCATGATCAAACAGTTTCTGGCTAGTGAGGCAACTCAATAAAGTTTTGCCTGCACCTGTATCCCACTGGACTAATACTTGTGGGTTTTCTGAGAGCATTTGCTTCCAGACATAATTAAGTCCAACATGCTGAAAAGGGAATAAATGGTTCTCAACCAAAAAAGGGCTATTAACTTCATATGGTTCAGAACTGCACATCTGTAAATCTATAAAATCGTTTTCAGCTTCTTTATCCTCAAAAATTAAAGAATAATCATTATTTTCTACAAGCTGAGCAAACTCATCAATCCTGTCACGGTTTTTTAAAGTACCGTAATTATCAAGCATCAAAAGTTTTTTCTTGACTTCAGGGTCCAAGGAGCTGTATCTTAGTACTCCATTGAGTAATTTACTCTTTTGAACATATATAGTCTTCTCTGAAGGCATGAGTAAATATTACCATAAACAACAGAGAAAATCAATCTACGTTGTAAAGATTTACATTGCTTGAGATCCTATTTATATTAAAAATAGCTGGATGATATTCAGAATTCAACTGAAAATAAGGTTTACTACTAATACTACGTCGTGAACTAATTTCATTGGTTTTACTCACTCCAATGTAATTTATATCAAGATTAGAGTAATATGAGTTTTGTTTATATTGTGGAATAATACTTACTCCAGTTACATAAACATTAGGGTCTAGAGCTGTCATACGTATTTGTATTCCACTGGCTGGTAATCCAGATGCAGTACTTATAAAACTATTTGCATCATTTACACCAAGAGTGATTGGATACCAACCTGTTTTTCCAGTAATATTGTTGTTTTGTGTATTAGTAAATTCATAACGCACTGGGTGATAGAATGGTGCAAGCATACTTACATAAAAAATTTCGTTAATTGTTGGTACAATCTGCCTTATAACCATTACGAATGATACGTAATTGCTACCGGTAAATCCTTCTAGTTCTACATCGAACCAAGTATTTATTGGCATAGTTCCTGGTGTATAAATTTTATAAGCTAGTTCAGATAAGTTACCTAATACATCAGTGCCAATAAGACTTGCTCTATAAGTTCCTGCATTATTTTTTGGCAATAGTACACGTACTGTTCCACTAACTCTCATATTGCTATGGTCGGATGGCCCAATCCATTTATTAGTTGGTTGAGTGAAAACACCTAATTGATATAGTGAATATGGTACGCTTGCGCTACCACTAATCACTAATTGAATTGTATTTGATGGTATTGAAGTGCTATAATTAGTTCCAGTAACAGTAGCTATATTAAATCCAGAAGTTACAGCAACTGTACTACCACTCACAGTAGTTCCAGAGATTACATTATTAGTTGTTGGATTAATAAATCTAGTTTTTAGACTAATATTAGTAGAACCAGAAGCTTGGACATTGGTTAAAAAGTAGTAATTAAACCCACCGGCTTGTGTATAGCTTGCATAACCAACTACACCAAACGATGGTGCACCAAATTGCAATTGCCAAGTTTGGATACCACTTGCATTGACGTTTGGTATAGTAAAGTTAAATGCTGCTGTATAGTTCCCACCGCTAACACTTAGTCCGCTAGCAGTGCCACTAAGACCCGTTGATGGATTATAATAATTTACAGATGTACCAGTTATTGTAGTACCACCAAGACCTGACCAATTTAAAATTGATCCAGAGTATGGTAGGAAATTAGCGTTGTAGTAATTAAGAATATTATTGCCAAAAGAATACGCTGCTGATTGGATACCATATTGAGTATTAGGTTGACCAGATACTGCATAAATAGTACTTGTACCAAGCGTACCTATTTTTGTACCGCTAGCATTAATGAGCATGGTGCTTAAAGTTGCAGCATTAATGTTATTCATCAATGTATTATCATTGCTAATTGTATTGCCTTGAGTTAAAAAACTTTGCCAGTCAGTAGTTAAACCACCAATATTAAATGCGTTAAAACTATCAATGGTAGAGAACCATGGTGTTACTGCAATTTCGTCAACATTAAGGTTAATGTAATCAACACCTTGGCTAGAGAATCCTGTGTTTGATCCATTGCTTGAAATAAAATTTTGTGGTGTTCCACGTAGATCATCAAAATTATTTTCAAAAAATGAAGTAATGTATCTAATACCAGTAAAGTAGGCTTGGTGCCAAGTTTGATTAATGTTTACTTGATTATAAACATGGACACGATTGTCTGGAAATCTTCTTTGAAGGAATTCATTATATGAACTATAGTTATAATTACCATTAGAATCTAATAGTTTGTAACTAATACTTGGGTCAATGATATATGAACTTGTATTTATAGATTGTGTAGTAGGATTATTAATCTGTGTTGAGTTAAGATTTGCAAGACTTGGAAAAGTAGAATTATTACCAATATTTGCAGTTGCATTACCCAGGATAGTTGAGTTACTAATCTGTTGGTTTAAGATAGTTGAAACACCAATAGCACCTGGGTTAGTAATTGCATATTTTACTGCATTACCGTCAATAATATTTGCTTCTAGTTGAGAGAAGTAATTTTCAACATCATAAGGAAAAACATTAATAGTTTTATTAATTGAATCCAATGGCAGGTCATATACTTCTGGTATAAGTTTTATAAATTCAATTTTTAAATACGTGCAGCTTACGGTTGGTAAATCGTATAAACCTTTTCTTAAAGAAAAATCTCTTTGAATAGGCGTCCAAGAGAAAGTGCTTGGATCTACTGTACCACTAATTGTTGATTGAATAGTGTAATAGACATTAAATTTGCAACCACTGTACAATGGATCAATGTATAGTCTATTAATTGTTTTTGGCGTTGGATCGCTAACTTTCATATAAAAATATACGATTGAGTCTTTTACAGGTTGTGGAGCACATTTCCAATATGTTGAATCATTAACAAACATATTAGAAACACTATTAACTGAATAAGAATATGTTTCTACAAAATTAAAACGATTTTGTGTAATAATAGAATTAGAACCACTAACAACCGCGGCAGGAATATCAGAATTATTTTTAACAATTAATTTGATACTAAAGTTTTGTACACCTACTGAATAAGCAATATTTGTTAAAGTATTTCCATTACCCGAGTTAGATTGAACAGTTTTATTCCTTGTAATGCGAATAGATATTTCGCTTACACCAGTTAATGGATAAGTAAAATTACTTGTTCCATTTGTACCTGATACTGTAGCTGGTGTTGGGTTAGTTGGTGCATTGTATTCTAAACGCAACCAATTAGTAGTTGTGTAAATGTCTCCACCACCGGCAATTGAGAATGTTGAGGAACCGGGCAATGGATTATCATTCTCGTCTAGTATCTCAACAAAACAAGGTACGTTAAGCACATCAAAAACAATATTGTTGTAATAAGTAGTATTTACAATATCGTAAGTAATTACTACAGGTTTACTTGTAGGTCCACCAAAATCAGTACTTGAGATCCATGATTTTTGTAGTTGTGGATCAAAACTAATAATACTATTTGATTGATTAAAAATGTTTACATTGGGATCTGAATATCCAGTGCTTTGAATATTTGATAAAGTATCAATTACACCAGTGTGTGAATAAATTTTATTATAGACAACACCGTCAATAGTTAAAGGCGGATTAACCGATTGCGTTACGTATTCTTTTGAGGGGTCTGTATTGTTTGGTAAAATTGGCATTATTGTGCACCATAGACTGTTGATGTAACTTGGATAGAAGGAAGAGCAACGCTGTTTTCTGGGAAACCAGTTGGATCAGTACTGCTAACAAAATTAATATTCCCTGTTAAGTCAATAATTATTTCTTGTGTTTGCAAGTGAGCAAAATGTGGAGCTACGCTGCTTGTATTATTCTTTACCCAATATCTTGTGTTAGCACCTGGTTGTATATTTCCAGGTGAGTTCAAACCGTTTGCATTCACAGATGTTTGCAAATGAAAGTATTCTGAATAACCACCGTTAGTTGCTACGTAGTTTCCAGAAATTTGAGTAAGTGTATTAATAGGCGAACCAAAGCTAATTACAAAATTATTAAATGTAAAATACTTTATAGTATTCAAAATTGTATTAACTTTGCTTTGATCCCAAGTAAAGAAACCACTATTGTTAGTAGAATCCATTAAAGGAATAAGAACTATTTCTTGGGCTGGGTTAACGCCCGATCTTCCATAACCGGGGGTTCTCCAACTTTCTACAACATAAAACTTTGTTTGTGTTAATGCTTCACACATAGTGAGAACGCCCCACAGCGTTGAACCTATTTGAAAAGCTTCTGCAGCTCCCATAAGTCTTTCACGATAACTTGCATCTTTTGTACTGATTTCTTGCCATTGAGCATCAGTCAATTGATCAATAAAAGGATTTGTAGCAAAACTATAGATTTCAGGAGCAGTTCTTTTTACATTAAGAATTAATCCAAGTATTGTATCTAAATTATTAAATTCTATATTTTGCTGACCAAGCCTTGCAGCAAGCTGTAGGTTGTTAAGTTGTCCAGTACCACTGTTGCCAAGCAAAATATTCATTAACGTGGTGAGGTCATCACCACTATTAAAATCATAAATATCATCTGGAAAATTACTTACCTTTTGTATAAAGGTAGAGTGCAAAGCAGTGGGGAAAAGATTACCAGCCATTAGAAATTACTATTTCCCTTAACTGTAAAGTTAATTGCGTTAAGCAATGGTAATTGGTTACTTGCAAGGTTAAAATCACTAGATTGTGTAGTGAGTATTGTTCCATCTAAAGCAACAGTATTAATACTTGTTACTTTAACGTTTGATACCCCTGGCACTGATAGGATTTGAGCTGCAAGAGTCGAGAAAGAAATACTTCCAAGATAATAAAAACTACTAAAATAAGTAGCAAGGTTATTAGCAATATTTGTTTCAACTGAAGTTGGAGTAAACCCAGATGAGAACACAATTCTAAGGTTAAGAACCAGGTTGATATAGTTTGCTTGGTGAACAAGAGTGTTTGTTCCTAATGGTCTACTTTGTTGTACCAACGTTTCTACAGAAACTACATCGCTATTATAATTATGGTTGTATTTCAACCATGACATAAGTGTTGGCAATGCAGGCCAACCACTTGGTGGCGTTGTTACATCAAATGCAAGGCCAGTTGTTTGTAGTACACTATTTTTATTGTCTGTTGTGTCATAAATTGGGTAAACTAAAGTTTTACCGCTAATTGCTGCTGTAGTTGCAGTACCTGATGGTGCAGTAATATTTTGATTTACATAAACACCACTGGATGTTACTTGTGTAATATAGTAACCAGATCCTGATGCAATTGCACTATTAGCGAGTGCTAAACCTGGGTATAACTGTGATAGACCATTGGCATTTGTTACTGGAATAAATGTTGTTCCATTCGTAGTTGCTCCTGATACAACCGTACCTGTAAACGTTACCCATGGATATTTATTTAAAGCAATTGGGTAAGTAGTACCACTACTTGTGCCAACATTGTAAAGATAAATACTGTCTGCTATTCCACTAGTTGATGTAGACAACTGAGATGGAAAGTTGATAACAGGTTGTTGGTTTAATGGGATATAAATATCATTAGCAATTGTTGAGTTTGTAGTTGCTACAGCACCACTAGCCAATGTGTAGTTAACAGTGTTTAGACTAGCAATCGCGTTGCCTGAACTTAAAGTAAATGATGGATTAAAAACAACTTGTTCAGTTGCTGAAGAAGCTGACGTACCATTAATAAAGATATCAATAAAATTACCACTAGCAAGTGTTATAGACCTACTTGATGCTGGGCAATATTCTGAAATTAATTGTATTTGGTTGCCAGCAAATAGTGCAGTTTGGTTGGCATTGTTTGCAATAGTTACTACTAGAGGGGCAGTTGGGTTTGTAGGATAGTAATAATCAGTGTTGTTTGCGTATACTATTTGTGAAGGCGTATTAAGGTTTGAACCAATTAATTCATTACCCTGCGGGTAGACATATCCACCAAAAGTACCATTATATGACAATGTACCGCTAGTACCAATGTCAGGGTTTGCACTTTGAATATAACTATAGTAACTAACACCACTTACAGTGGTAACGCCACTGGTAGTAACGCTTGCACCTGGGATAGAAGTACCGCTACCAATCATTATACGATATGGTAAACCTGCGCTATAATTAATTAAAACACCTGTTCCATTGACTGTATTAGTATTTGAGTTAGGTGATGCAACAATTTGATAGTTTGGTGCAACACCACTGATCATTGCAGTTATTCCAGAAGCTAACGCACTACCAGTAACTGAACCGGTAAATCCACTGCTTGCAACGACTGTGGTCCCACTAAAAGTAGTACCACTAATTACGCTAGTCATACCAGAATAAGCTACAAGCAGCATGGTAAATGCATTACCTGTTCCACTGATTGATGAATTAATTTGTAGTTGTTCGCTATAGAAAGTCTGTTGACTAACTGTGTTAGCAAGAGTTACGTTTGGATCTTGAAGAGCAGTAAGAATATACTTACCTTGTGTACCAATGTTGTTGTTAAAAGCTGTGCTTTGCCATCTAGCTCGTAAAGAAGCATCACTTTCTGGGTCAAGACCACCAGTTATTGCACTATTGTTAACTACTGATGTAATACCAACAAGTGAACTAACTTTTGTAGTAATTGCACCAGTTGGTACATTGCCATAAGCTCCAGGTAGTGTTGCAATGATTGGAACGTCAACGGATGTGCTACCAACGCCAATAATTGCTGGTGCAGAAGTTGCGTAGTAAATTGCAGACGTATAATTAGTGCCAATTGGTACAGCAATTTGTGTACCTAGTGGGATATCAATAATGTTAGTTGATGGAGTATTAACAGAAAAAGTTGCAAGCCCAGAAGCTCTTTTACCAAATTGGCGATAAACACCAAACAAGTTACAAAATGTATCTAATTCAATACCATTCTTTGTGTTAACATCATAACTATATGTTTGAAGAACAGAGTTATTGTTAGCAAGAGCAATTTCTTTTGCAACAGATTCTAGGATTTTATACGTGGCTGTACCAACGCTGACGTCCCAGGTGGGGTCGTATACTGAAAGGGCGGCTTGTAGCCTAGCGAGAACTCCTGAGGTATCAGCCATTAGTTATATTCACTCCGTTGCTATTGATCGTCAGATTAAGATTTACCGTATTGTTATTCAAAGTGTTTAAAGCAATAGCGGCAAATATTGTTGTATTCTGTATCGATACATTTACCGATACAATGTTTTGTATAATTTCACTTTTATTCCAGTTGGCAAGCTGTGCTGTATTTTGTGCTTGTTGTAGATATAATGCTTGTTGACCCTGGTATAGTTGTAATACGCGAATGATTTCGTTTGTTACTGTACTAATGGTTGATGCAGATTGTGTCCCACCAACCAATTGTGGCAATAGGCTACCAAAGTTAGGCGTGGTGAATCCAGTGCCAATGGGTTCTTTTAGCCATAAAGATATGTCTTGTACTAACTTAGCATTACCTGTGGAAAACTGTATTTTTCCTGTACTAAGTTTAATATCACCGTTGCTAACTGTTATAGTCTTCATAGTATCTTAGGCAAAATAGGGCTTTTTATACATCAATACTTGATGATCTTGGTAACTACGGCATATGGCTGCATATTATTGTGGCCAGAAGCTGTTGTAGCGGTGTTTCCGCTGGTTGTAAGCCCCGTTTGGGCAGGCACTGTAAAAGCAAGACCAGGAATAGATACGCTACCGGTAACTGCTTGAGAAGCAATAGAAAGAGATGGAATCGAAAGTGCAGGTATAGTAGCACCATTAACGGTGAGTGAAGGGATGCTAACACTAACACCAGATAGACTGTGAGTGTGACCAGAGTCACTACCAGAAGTAGTAGCACTAGAAGTAATACCTGTTGTTGCAGATTGAGTTGGGTTAGCAGTACCAAAGTGGTTACTAGGGGTTCCGGTACCATAAAGGTTTCCACCACCAGTAGTGTTGTATACCATAAAAGCATAAGATCCAGCACTATGTGTGTGACCAGGATCTGTTATACTTACACTTGTACTAGCACTAATATTAGCAGTACCGGTTCCTGTAGTACCAGAACTAATACTAGCACTACCTGCCACAGTAGTAGTTGAATTGGTAGTACCAGTTCCTGTAGATCCTGAACCAGTAGATCCACCGGCTGTATTCAAACTGACAGTATTGCTAGTTCCTGTACTAGTTGTAAGGCCTGTTTGTGCAGGCACTGAGAATCCATGGGAGTGAGCTACTAAAGGAGTTTCTCCAGATACCAATACGTGAGTTTCTTCACCGCTATAAGTAGCTAAAGCTCTAAGGGTAAGCCCTGTACCACTGCCTGCACCAATCGTTGTACGACCTCTAAGATCAGGTACGTTAAAACTAGATCCAGTTCCACCCCATGTATAACTAATGGCATTGAATAGACCACTATATGTAGTTGTAGAATAACTAGATCCATCACATAGAAGATACCCAGATGGTGCAACAGGGCCAGCAAAATCAAGAAGCGTTCCTGCAGGTACTCCTCCTGTTGCTGCACTGCTCGGTAGAGGTGTTGTACTAACTACTTGATTTTTTGTGCTATCAAATATGCCACCGTATAGATATAACCTATATAATGTTGTTCTTTTTTCTACCCACCAAACTTGGTTAGGTTGTAATTGAGCAAGTGTAACTCCTGGTGGCATAGCTTGGAGATCGATTTCAACTTGAAAACCTTTTGTGTCTAAAGCTAGACAATAATAATTTTGTGCAGCATTGTTTGCTAGGCTAAAAGGATGAAGTTGTGGAAGTGATGTAAGGCGTACTTTAATAACGCCCATTTTTTTATCATATGGATTTCCTGTAACACTCATGATATTACATTCGGCACTAGATCAAGCCCATAGTGAAGAATCTTATTACCCTTCATAGGAGCAGTTAATTGTACTTGTGTAGTAAATCCACCAGAACGGCTACCCTGGTGAGTAACACCCATTACATAAAAATGATAAACGTTATTTTGATCCATGTTTATCTTTATTCTCATACCTGGATAAAGTTCAGGCATAAATGTAAGTTGGACAGTGCTAACAAATTGGTTAACCCATTGAAGCATAAATTGTTGTAAAGCATATAAATATTCAATAGCATGACTGTGAATAACACTTTGCTCTTGGACCATTGGTCGCATACCATATCTATTCAAAAATGTAAGGACATTTTTTAAGTTAGTAGATGTTGGAGTATTTCCTGTAGTATTGTTATTAGTATTGTTTTGAACCAAATAAGTACCAAACAAAATTTCCATAGTGCTTGTATCTTGGATGCTAACAATACCATTTGTTGTAATATAATCTTGGAAACTAACTTGTTGACCAATACCGGTAGTATCACCGATGACACCTACGTGAGTAGCTAATTGGTTGTCATCATGATAAATTTGGAAATCCATAATTTCTACTGGGCTAATATCCATAACTGGATCAGTGCCATAAATACCATAGTAATCAGGGAACCAGGCAACAAAGTCACCATTTGGCGCACTTTGGTATAGACGAAGACCAGCACCCATAATTTGTGTAATGTCTTGCATTACTGGGTTATCAAGTAAAAACGCTCTTGGTGAACCTTGGATAACACTTGCTCTTACGTCAAATTGTGGAGCTTGAAAAAGAGTATTAAAAGCGTTGGTAAGGTTTAAAGCAGACCTTTGTGATGGGTCATTAGCATTATAATAACTACCATTGTTTGAACTATTTGAATTTAAAGTTGTAGTAGCGCCACCAAACAATGACAAAGGTCGTCTAGCTCCTAAATAAATAGAACCATTGCTTTGAGCTTTTTTATTATTATAACCGCCAACAATTTGGCTCCAATATATTGGTTGTTCAACAATTTGATCTTTTAATGGCCCTGAGCTTGTTTGTGCTGCAATGTACCAACCTTGATCGGGGTTAGCTTTTTCACCATTTGGTCCAGGTTGACCAAAGTCAATGCTTAATGTTGCCACGTGGTTCGGTGGTGGTGTATTATCTCCACCTGCTTTTGGCATATTATAAAAATACAAAGCATCACCAGCTTGTGGTTGCGCATTCACACCAAAATATGTTCCTAAAATTTGGTTGTTTAAAGGAACTGGACCGTTGACCATTTGTTTGTCACTCGGCGCAAGAGAACCAAATTGAGAATTTGTATTAGCATTCAATGAAGCATTGACGTTTCTTTTTTTAAATTCTGTATTCCATGCCCATTGAACCAGACCAGAACAATCAAAACCAACCCCTGGAGTTCTGCCACCATAAACATATTTAGTATGACCAACTTGAGTTCTCATATTACTAATAACTGAATTAACGATTGCTGTATTGTTTAATACATCTTGAGAATTAACACTAGCATTTGTTTGAATAAGATTTGAATTAAGACCATTCTGTGGACCAACGTTAACTACAGTTTGATCTGCCCATAAGTAAGTAACTTCTGAGTACATACTGCTTGTAGCATTTTTAGGGTCATACGATTTAGGATCGTTTGCGTTATTTGTAAGATATGCTATTACACCAGGGTGTACTTGAAAATAATCAACACTTTTATCAACAATTGCTTGGTTGTTTTTTCCTGTAGTTTTTTGTGGAACACTAGTTGTTCTTACAGCAACAACTTTATTATATCTTTGATTGATTAATAGTAAAAGTCTTCCATCGTTTTTACCCGTAACGTGGTTTTGTGCCAACCAAGTTTTGGCATTATTAATTTCAGTTTGGTTTTGTAGATTTAAATAAGAAAATGGGGCTGAACAATAATAAATGTCTTCAGTAATCAATGAAGAATTAACTGGGTTCATTGAGTTAGGCCCTGGGAAATAAGCTGGATTCCCACCAATTCCTGTTGTAATAAATGGTTTTGCTTGGCTAACAGAAATTTTAGTACCAATACCACCATCAGGTGCTTGGTTGTTTGTAAGTGTTTCAACGCCTGCAGAATTAGTTGTTACTGCATTTTGCCCACTAGAAACACCAGCAGCACTAATAATTTTACTTAATTCTTGCACAGAGTTCTGGTCTAGTCCATTTGCTGAACTAATCAAATTACTATATACTTGCGCTGTAAAATTAATAAAGCTATTTGGAATACCTTGGATGTGGATATTATTTGGATTCCAGTTGCATACGTTATAAAGGACATTGACGACTGCTTGCGCAATACCACCGTCATTAAGTGTGCTGTTGCTGCTTTGAGCAGCAGAGTCCATATAGTTAAGAAGAAGATTTTGAAATTGGATAAGCGTGTCATCCCAGTAAGTTGATTGCAATATTCTAAGCGTACAAGTAGCTTGGATCTGGATTGGAGTAGGAATTAAAGTTACAAGGGGTGCATATGTTACAAAACCAGTAAATACTTGTACGTAACTAGTTCTTTTTAAGAACACTACAATACGATCCATGGTTGATATAGGTGTAGAACCACCATCATAGTTATATTTAAACCCTGGGTTATTAAGGGTACAAGTAAAAGTACTTACGGCATTAATTTGTCTTTGTAAATTAAAGTCAACAACATCTGCTGATATATCTACAGGCCCTGAACTAGTATTAACAACAACACTAATATCAGGAGTATAAAAGAAAGTTCCGGATTGACCAGTTTCAATACTCATGCGCTTGGCACTCCACCGTTTTGACTATTAATGCTACTTGCTTTTGTATTAATTGCTCCTTGTACAATGCCAGTAGCATAAAGATCGACCCAACTAGCACCGTATGCTTCTTGATCATAAGCAGAAGGTGCATATGTAATCTTAGAACCAGCTTCCAAAGAAGATGAAGGGGTGTTTGCAATATTTTTTGTTAAGATATTCATAGTATAATTAGTAACAAAATAACTTTTAAAACGTACAAATTGTTTTTCTACAATTTGTATCCAACCATTATATTTTAGCGGTTGTAAAGGGTTCTTGCTAATAATAGTATTATATGTAGGTAAAGTTGGATCAGAATTATTGTAATAATTTAATTCCATTGTTGCTGCAGTCGTACCATTAACATAAGCTATTTGATGAGCATTGATAGCATCTTGAAATTTGTTTAATTTTGAAAAACCATCAGTAGGATCAATATCTTCAAAACCAAGATCTGGTTCGGTACCTTTTGGCTTAAGACTAACCAATGACCAAACAATTGTAAAATTAGCAAACATTTCAGCACGTCTAATAGGGAGCCAAGATATCCCGTCTCGTGTTTGTTGTGTTAAAAATTGATTAGTTGAACTAGTACTAATGCTTTGCAACCATACTTCAAATGTAGTTAATTTTTTACCATCAAATAATGTTATTGTTGCGTTCCCAGCCATTGCTGCCAACCTTCATCTACTATAGGAGATGTTTCGTGTATCATCCCCATACTATTACTCCATGCAAATCCATTAAAACTTTTTACGTTAGCTTGTGGATAAAGAATAGGTGTTGATATCCTACAATTAGCAGAATACATACCTTCAACATTGTTTATGTTTGTATTATTATCCATAATTAACTACCAGTTGTAAAAAGTTGAGAAGCATTAGAGTTTTCCAATGCTTGAAGAATATTTGCGGTTTTTGTACTTTGAGAAATTGTGCTAAGACCAGTCCATAATTCATTAAACCCAATGCCACCAGCGGTTGCTGAATAACTATTGAGAGCTTTTAAAGTGGCGCTTTGCGTAACAACTTTTGTAAGATCTTGTTGCACTTCAAAAGTAAGATAGTATGGGTAAGTTACTGTAGTGATATCCCAACCCATTTGAAAGTTTTGTAAAAATACCATAAAAGATAAATTTCTACTAGGAATACTAAAAGTCATAGGTTTTTTAGACTGGTTTTGGCTATCTTGTACAGTTTTAAAGATTTCATATAATTCCATAAGAGTGCCTCTACTGCCAGCATCACCTTGCACTTGCATAGTATTAATTCTTACAGATAATATTTGAGTTACACGGCCACCAATAGTATCGTAGCTTTGTGAGTTTACTTGGTACGACCAATTTAACGAATTAACATTAAAAGGGAAAGTATAAGTTTTACCAGTATAATTGTCTTTGATCGTGGCAGAACTAACCAACAATGGTTGGTCTAATGAGTTTTGACTGCCTCCTACGATATTAACTGCCATAATTTATCATAAATGTTTTGGTATTTTAGTAAGTGGTATAGTGCCAGTAGTATAACCAGCTGCATTGTTTTGCATAGAAAAGCTAAGAGCTTGTGCAGTAGATGGATTAAAACTAAGGCTAACATGTGATGTTGATGCATTATTGTTATTGCTTGGTGCTTTATATCCATAAATATCTTGTGTAGCAGTCGTATAATCTCCTGATTGATAGGCATTATAAGCTTCTTGGTAAACAGATTTTGGCACATTGATTGTACCTTGAGTTACTTTATTAAGTGCTTCTAGAGCATGTTCTTGTTCTTGTTTAAAAACATATTCTGAACTAGCACCTCTAATACGAAGCTGTCCGCCTGGAGCAGCTTGATTTGTCTGATCAACTATTTTCTTTACATTACCGCTAGCAGTAGCATCAGTGAATGCGACAGGTGCACCATATTTTTTTGCAGTTTGTACTTGTTTTACAACGCCCCATGCCCAATTACCTGCGTGTTGTGGTGTGTCACCTTGTTTATTTATAGCAGAACCCATTGAAGGTTGACTCATGATAGCAGATAAGATCATATATTGACCAGCGTTTTTATCATCAAACTTTTTTTGGCTACCTTGATAATCAGTTGTTGTATCAATTTGTGCCCAATGTAGGATTTGTTCATCAGAAGTATATGTAGCAGTCTGCAATTGTGCTGAAGTAGATTTACGTTCTGTTGCATATAGACCCATGTAACTTGTACCAAGAGCTTGCGCCATCAAAGCATTGCCTAATTGTGTTCCTAACAACTCTGTACCAGTTGCACCTTGTGCTTGCAAAACAAAGTTTCCTGCACCAAATTGAGCAGCTTGTGCACCTAGTTGCGCAGCTACAACGCCGGTAGCTCCTCCAGCAGCATATTGAGACATTCCAGTCATAAAAGCTTGATTACCATATGCTGTACTTGTTTGAGTATTATTTTCAAGTTGACGTACATAAGCAAAAGCGTTAGCAGTATCGCCCATGTTTACACCGGCAGCTAAACCACCACCAATGATTTGTTGAGTTTGTTGTGCATTTAAACCATATTGTGTCTTAAATTGCAAAGCATTATTAACATATTGTTGTATGTTTCCGCCTCTTAGACCAAGAGCTTGAGCATTGTTTTGAGCTTGCATAACATCGGCCATACTGAAAGATGGATTAAGATTAAATCCAGATTGTACAAAAGCACTAAGGGCTTGTCCAGCGCTACGTCCATAATCTACTTGACCAACGTTTTGTCCTTGTGCTTGGGCAAAACCAGTAATTTGTCGTGCTTGGTTAGCAATAGCAACGGCACCCCCGTAAATTCCGGATGCAATATTTGCATAGCCAGCAAATTCAGTAAATTTTGTTAATAGTTTAGATCCAAATATGCTTGTAATGTGGTCAGCAATTTTAAGCATTTTATCTTCAGTGCCACCGGAAACGATTTCGCTTGTGCGTTGTTGAATTGGTATGGTACTACCAGGATAATACGTTGGGTTACCATTTGCATCAAGAACATTTTCATATTTAGCTTCAGCTTGAGCTTGTCTAAGTGTTTCTCTATCAATACCAAGATTACCAAGAACACTTTTGTAAAAGCTACCAGCTCTATTTCCAAGTGTTCTAGTAATTAAATTAGTAGATTGTCTGTAGGCAACTTCTGCTGCTCTGCCTTCTTTTTTTTGAGCAATAATGCTATCAGCAATATTTGAATAATTATTTTTAAGTTGCGCTTGAAGCCTTGTTTGCAAAGAATCGTTAGGCACTTGATTATTAACTGTAGGTGAAATTATTTGGCTTAGAGCATTGCCAAAGACTCTTTTTCTACCATCGTCTTCTTCGTCATATCCACCAGATGGAGGTGCGTTTGGTGGTACTATATTATTGCCATTGCCACCAGATATTCCTGACATAAGATCGCTAAAGTCTCTAGACTTACCAGCGAATCTGTTATTAATGGAAGTTCTTTGTACGTTAGGGTCAGTAGAAAAGTCTACGGATGAAGTGATGCTTTGACTATATCCACCAGAACCAGTGTTACCAAAGTAACCAGCACCAGTGTTACCACCAAAACCAAGCATCTGCATAGCTTGACCCATATTGGCATTGCCGCCGAGGCCTCTTGCGCTATTCATCATTTCTTGCAATTGCATTACAAGGTTGCTAAATGTAGCTTGGTTAGCTTGTGCTTGTGTTGATACAATCTCTAAAATAGATTTAATTCCAGTAACAACATCTAAGTTTTCTTGGAAATAACCTCTTAGTTTGTCTGCACGATCAGTAACGCCAGAAATAGCGGTATCAATGGCTTCTACGTCATCACGTATTTGTTTTGTTACAGAAGCGAGTTGTTGAAAACCTTGTACTGTAGAACCGGTATTATCTTGAAAATTTACCGGTATCTCAAGTGGATCACCTGTAGCCATTAATCACCTCCTATCTCGTCTATATCTATGCCATCAAATGGGTTGTTTAAAGTCATTTGTTCGACAAAAGCTGCGTCAGCGGCGATTTCTTCAGGTGTTCTTTGTTGAGGTTTTGCCATTTCTGCGAATACCTTATCGAGCTCACGTTGTTCTTCAATACTTTGAGGAGTAAGCCAGACAACATCGCCCATCTCTTCCTCTTCTTGTTTTTTCTTCATGTAAATGCTATGGAACTCTGGGTTGTTTATAAACAGATTCTGTTCAAAACGAAGTTCTTCTAACTCATTTTCTTGTCTACGTTTACGGATAGTATGCGTTACAAGGATTTGTTGTTGTACTACATTGAGGTTGCCTCTGGTAAAAACACCAGTAAGATTGGCAATCTCACTATTCTCGATCACATACGGATCTACTTCCCATCTTTTGGGATATCCAGTTCCTCTTCTACCTTTTCAAAGATATCAAAAGGGACAACTGGTTCAATAATACCGAGTTCTTGCAATACCATAATTACACGGTTTTCAAGAGAATCAATTTCTTCGTAAAGAATATCAATAATAGTATCATACCAATTATTGACTACGTAATCATACTTTTGTCTAACTACGTTAATATTTTTATTACCAGGGATTAGATCCCTATCATCAACACTAACCAATCCGGCAGCAACGATAGCAGATTTGTAAGAACGAGCGTACCCAACAGTATCTAGGTATGGTTTTGTCAATAGACTAATTTCTAGCTTTTCGTTAATAGTCAATGTTCTAACCACAAACTTGTGGAAAGGCACTTTTGTGACTTCACGTTGTAAATAACCTAAAAAGAGCAGGCCTTCGAAATCATCTTTCCATTCTTCTGGAAAGCTATCGATGTTCTTACTTGTTTCGGTCTGGGGGAGGTCTTCACTCCCCCATCCGATTCCATTCTTCGTTGTCATGTTTCCTTTGGATCTAGGGCTTCTATTCAAAGCCTACCACATTAGCTTAATTAGTTTTTGTTAAGGAAGCGGTTGTAAGGCTTCTTGCTTCTGCGGCTACGGAGTTCAACTTGAGCAAAAAACTGACCGTTAGTACCTGAAGCAGGAGTAGTAAGCGTTGTACCAGCAATGTTATTAGCAAGTGGGCTACCAGTTACAACACCAAGTGAGCTAACAGCTGTGGTAGTTGAAGCAGGAACTCCAAGGTAACCAGCGTTGCTAGTTGCTACAACACCAACTGCAGTTCCAACGGCAGTACCGCTAACGACAGCAACTGATGGGCAAATACCTTCGATTTGAGTGAAACCAAAGTAACCAGCAGGAATGTTAACAAGTGCAACACCTGAGAAAGCACCTTGCTTAGTACCAACAGTAGTAACGTTTCCGTTTACACCGCTAAGAGTTGTATTGGCGCTAATAACATATGAAACGCCTTGACCATCTTGCTTGACTTGGTATGTGATACCAGAAGCAGTTGATACGTAACCATTGCTTTCGTCTTGCCATACCGTTGCCCAACCACCTGAAATGGTAGTAGCAGTTCCATTATAAACGAGTTGGTAACGAGCACCATCAGGACCAGTTAGTGAGTAAGGTTGGAAAGATCCTAGTAGTGTGTCTTGTGGTGTTCCAATACCAGCACCAGCACCAGTGGTTCCACCAGCAGCAGCTCCTTGAGCAGCAAAACCAGCAATGCTGAATGTGCTAAGAGTGTTGCTTACAGTACCGAGGAGGCTGAGTGGACCATTTCCACCAAACAACTGGGTATTTACACCATTTGATACTTGGGCAGGTACAAAACCACCACTAGCAGTGGTAAGGTCAGTGTTAACAGTGACAACTTTGATAACATTCTGACGAGCACCTAGGCTAATCTTTGAGAACGTATCAGCATCTACCACGTATTGTACACCTGGGACCATCTTACGGTGATCAGGAAGAATGGCTTGACCCACTCCTGCCTGCAATTGAATTACATATGAACGTACGGACATTTTATTTCATGCCTTTCTTAATTTAGAGTTTCGGTTCTTTGACGGTACATGATTGTAATCGTCTTGGGAATAGTCATTGTTCCAATTTGGATTAATTCATCAACTGTGACGTTAACTACGACACAACCAGTGTAAGTAATTCTACGCTGGGTACCGTCTGGCTTATTGATGACTTTTATGCACTGGACTTCGCCTTGAGCAAGTTGAGCCTTGAACACGTCAAGGAGGTCAGCTGCATTAGCAAAGTTTGCACCCAATTGTGCCCATACTTCAGCATTCCATTGTTCTAGGAATGTGATTTCGAGATATCCTGCATTCAAAGCAGCAGGCAAAGCAATCTCAATTGGGTAAGCGTTATCCAAAGGTTGGATAGGCTGTGGTTGTGCTACAGGCTGTGGGCCTCGCTCATTGATAACCTGAGCATAGGCTAGTGCCTGTCCATTGTAGGTGAACGCAGTATAGTGTCCACCTACGCGAAATAGTGAAGTTGCCATTTTTTATTGCTCCTAGTAGACTACAAGATTGCTCTGAGTATTATTCGTAATTACGGTACCAGTTTGAGTATTTAGGCTCAAAGTAGTCTGGATGTAATTAATCGGATACGTCGGAGAATATTGGAAAGTAATATTTACAGTCGTTGGGTTAGATGGGTTAACTGTGTAATTAATATTCTGGTAACTTTGGATAAGTCCAGATGCCTTTGCATTGATCAAAGTACCTTGCACTGTTGAAAGCGCAGCACCAGTAGTAATCTGTGTCAAAGGACCACCAATAAGTGCACTATTGACCAAGTCACGTCGAACGTTGTTAGCTAAGCGGTCACCAACAGCATTGATTGATATTTCTTGTGTCAACCAGTTATTTACATTAGTTGTAAGACCCTGTAGAATCCAGAGGTTACCGTCACGCTTTTGGTAAACTGTAGTAACACCATAAGGTAGATAGTTAGTAGCTGCGTCCGTAAGGCTAATTTGGTTAGGGATGTAATTAAATCCATAAACAATCTTATTTGTAATAGGGGTGCTAACTTGAGTCTGTCCTACAAAAGTACCAGCGATTGCAGCAGCAAGGTAGTAACCAGGGATATTGAAGTTAACGTTGGTAAGTCCAGTATTAGTATTCAATCCTGGGTTGTAGTTAATAGAACCTGGGAATACAACACTGACTCGTGTACCTGCATTGCTTGCACCAATTCCACCAACAAATGATTGCACACCTGAAGTAGTGATCTGGTTAGAGGTTCCATCAAAACCAAGGAAGGCACGCTGGTAATTACCATTGCTATTTTGGCTAGTAAGGTACGCAGCCAATGTGCTAGCAACCGTACCGTTTGCGTAAGCAGTAACTTGCCCATTGGTAACAAAACCATAGAGTGGGACAATTACGTCTACGCCAGCGAATGATGAAAGGTATGTTGGGTCACTACCTGTACCGTTAGTTGCAAGTGCACGGTTCCAGTCGGTAGTAGTAGCAGCACTTTGTCCGCTTGATGAAATACGAGCTACAGGAAGAACTTGTACAACATTTGCACCATTTTGGAATGCAAATTGTGCAGCAAGCACAGCTGGATTATTAATTGTTGTTCCACTGATAGCAGCACCAATTGTGTTGGTGAGTGTATTAAAATCGTAATAAGTTCCGTATGCTGCCCAGTTGTGACCGTATGTAACAGAAACAGTTCCACTTGGAAGTCCAACGCCAGTTGTGGTTCCAACTGTAGTTATAGCACTAAAAGGCTGACCACTGGCGGTGCTGACAGTAAAGTTAACACCGTAAGTACCAGTAACAGTTGTGCTACCACTAACCCAAGTTACAGTGTAACCAGAGAAAGAAGTGTAAGTACCCGTTGAAGTCGTGTTGACCATAGGGGTAGTAAGTTGACCGATTGTTACACCGGATGTAGCAGTGATGTTATAGAACGTGTCAGTATTGCTACCAGCGACAGGCTGGTCAGCAAGCAATAGAATATTAAGATTTGTAGGGTTTATAGCTGTCAGCGATGTGCCAGACTGCGTGACATAAACACCTGGAATCTGATAGTTGGAAATGGGCATACATTCTCCTTCAATGCCTTATGCATAATCGCGATTGTTTTACAGTATTTCTTTTACCAGTTTTATTATAAGGTATTTGTTTCATTTGGTGTAGAATAAGGGTTAGCAACCATAGTTCCGCTAGCGGTAACAATTGTGAATTCAGGTAGTACGTAGTTGTACTTATTCTCATAAAAGTCACCTATACATTGGACTCTTATGCTAGCCTCATAAGTCAATTCTTCTGGACTCCATGGGGTCCCAACGCTAACGCTGTCACCTAATGGGGTAAAAGTATCCAAAAGTAAGGTCATACCCAGCAAATTGTTGTTAACAATGCTATTAAAAAACGCTGTGCTAGCTGGGCTACCCTGACCCATAAGGATCAAATTAGCAACGCTATCGTATAGGCGGTCTCGCTCTTCGCTGTGCATAGCCATAATTTGTAAATCTATGCTACCTTCAAAGTAGCCTGTTCTTGAACTTTGAGTTCCAGAATAAGTTGTACCACTAATAACTATACCGCCTGAGGCAGCTGTATAAATGTCTGGGTTAAGACCTGACCATTGAATTTTACTTGGTCTGAACTGCACAAAGACTGCTGGCCATGCAACTAGTTCGAGTGGATACTCAATTGTTACGCTGTTTGGAACCAGATCGAGGCTAGTATCAATTGGAGCAGATGCTAGAGCTGAGAACCCGGCTTGAAGTGCTTCAACGATTGCGGTTTTTACGGCTGTAGTAAACATTTTATATCATATTCTTTCCGTAAAAGATTTCTCCTAAATCGTCTTTTGCATCAGTCTGCATCAAAAGATTTAATACTTCTTTAGAAGTAACAGTTCTTTTCCATTCTTCAACGCTTGCGTTTAATGAATTTTCTAATACCTTCAATGCAGGCTTCTTAGGATATACCCATTCAGGCTTGCTTTCTTTAATTCTTCCATCTTTAGCTAATCTAGTAATAATAGGGATATTGCCAATTTGGTTAGCGCCAGCTCGTCTAAAAGAAATAGTTCCGTCTGTGTTCCTAATTGGTATAACTCTTCCTGATAAATCAACCATTGCGTGAGCTTTAATACCTTGGTCTAGATCCATTAGATAAGCTACTTCATCAGGAACTTCAATACCTATTACACCAGTTTGATAAAAAGGGATCAAACTGTTTAGTGCTTTACCACTTTTACGTGGTCCAATGACTTGAGCAATCTCGACTGCACGTCTAGCTAAACGTTGTGTCAATGCATCTGGTGCTGCTATTCCTTCGTACATTAAATCACCGGTACATTGTAGTATGGAGCACTTGGGAATACGTTTTCTAAAGTACAAGTTTGGTTAACATAAACACTTGGGCTATAACTTGTTCCTGGGCCAGTGCGGATGCTTTGTGGGCTTACGGCACTAACTTGAAATCTATCTCCAAGCGATGTTGGCGTTTCTTCGTACCATTCGTTTACACGAACAACTAAGTCACCAGTTCTAATTTCTGGATACCAGCTGAACTGAACAGTTGGATTATCTTTCCAAAATTGACCAGTGCTTAGATTCATACGAATTTGAGGTGTGTCAGCAGCTAGCATATATAAGTGATAACAAGTTGGTTTAAATCCACCACTGAATGTTGTTCCATAACAAGTCCCACAGTAACTATTACCCGTTTGACGGTATACTTTGCTAACTCGTGATTGGACAGCAGCATTAGGTTGTGATGGGTTTGGGCTATCTTGGCATTGTTGACAGTATCCTACAAGTCCAAGAGCAGCATCTTCTGCACGCCAAAGTTGACGTACAATAACTTCTTCTCCATACCATTGCAAAGCTTCATCGTGGAAACGTTGCTGGTCAGTCTGAGCCCATATTTCACGTTGTTTTACAACGAGAAGAGGGCTTTCTTGCTGGGTGGATAGTCCACCGGCACCGGGTACAACCGGCCCTGGCTGTGGATCAATACCAGACATTTATTATGCTCCACCCATGTTAGCTGCAGCGTATTGGAAGTGAGGACGTGCTGGGTTGACAAACATTCGTGGGATAAGACCACCAGCAACCAAGAGACTTCTGCGTGAACCAACCATGAACTGACGCTTCATTTGACGTAGTTGCTTGTCAGCAATTTCTTTATCAAATAAGTACAATTGCCACCATCTCTGGTAGTAATCTCTACGATCCATCCAAGCAGCGTTCATACCTTGTGGTGAAGGTTGTTCAATATAGTTACGAGCAATGTGCTTTAAGAAGTGAGCATAAGTCTGGCTAGCTAGTACACCGTAATAAGTGCTTGGGAATGGGACTTGAGCATTTAAACCAATTTCATAAGCTGGGCTAAAGATAGGTTGAAACTCGTAGTTAATGTAGTCAATTGCTTCATCTTGCATGATCATTGCAACTTCTTCATACATGATAAAACCACTTTGATTAAGTTCTTGTAAGTAAGGTCCGCCAGCAGTGGAGTCAAAACTCTTGTCTAACCTATGAACAATCCCAGTAACCATTTGACGTTCATCGTAGCTAAGGTTGCTCCAATATGGCATCTGATCAGTAATAACAATACTATCTGTATATACTCTTGGTGATCCACTAATTGTGTAATTCCAAGTAACATTGTAATTGCCTTGGATTGATGATTGATTAGCAGTCAACGTATATTGGTAAGTTCCTGTGCTTTCGTATGTAGCAGTAGTTCCTGCAGGAACAATAACCGTACCGTTATCAGAATTGACAATGCTAAGCGTAACGTTTTGATTGTCAGGGTCAGTAAGAACACCTTGTGAGTAGGTCATAATGCCTACTGGCTCTACTGCATATTGTGGAAAGGGGCGTACTCTCATATTTTTCCTTAGTTAAAAGTAATTGAACCAGTGCTGGTCCATTCTGCATAGTTGTATACTCCATCAGTAGACTGTGCGTGGCTTCCTACGATGGTTGGAGTGCCTGGGTAATCAGCAATTGCCCATCGTATGGCTACATAACCAGATTGTCCAACGTTTTCTGAGAAACCACCAGTTCCTGGTAGATATTGTGATGGAGTATTACCTTGAGTAACTGTACCTCGACCACCACCACCACCACCGACGTTATATGGTCCCATAGTTCCAAATGGTCCAATAGGGGTAGATGGTCCACCATTACCACCAGTGGTACCAGCTCCTGCGCTACCATTGCCATTAGATCCTGCACCACCACCACCAGCACCAGCAACACCTGTTCCACCAGACCATGAGTTGTTACTACCACCAGTTCCTCTATTGCTAGTGGTTCCAGGTCCTCCACCGTTACCACCGAAGCCAATTACGGATACAGTAACTCCGTAATCAGTTGCACCACTATTACCACCGGTTCCAGCAGTAGCAGTTGAAACAGCAGTTGCACTACCACCTGCTCCTATAACGCATGATATAGTTTGTCCTTTTGTTGCTTGTGCTGATCCACCATTAACTAAGTTTCCTGCAGCACCTCCGGTGTACCATCCACCTCCACCACCAGCTCCAATAGTGTAAACTGTTATTGGTACAAAGCCTGGATAAGGTGTTGCAGTCACTGAAGATACTGGTGCTGAGTAACCAGCTCCATTATATGGAGCAGCATAGAATGTGTAGGATGTTCCTTGTGCAAAATTATAAGTAAAGTAAGCTTGGCTTGTACCAGAAGGTACTGTTTGAGTAGTAGTTGCTGGTGAAGTGTATAGAAGTATATTTGAATATGGACCACCACTGGTTGGAGGAGTCCATTGGTAATCGAACTCTGCGGTTCCAGCTGCTCCGCCTGTCACTCCAGTTACAGCGCCTGGAACAGCAACTATGTAAGGTTGAACAGCACTGCCTGCAGTTGCAACAGGACTTTTACCACCAGAGTTAGTAGCTACAACAGTAGCAGTGAAATTTGTATTTACATAATAGTTATTATTAAAAGCAAGGCTATTAAGGCCATAAGAAGTTGTACCAGAATAAACATCACCATTTGTACCAGAAAGAACTACGTTATAGTTAGTTGGTTGACTGTATTGCGTATTAAAAGTTGGTTGTGTCCAGTTAACTGTAATTGTTGCATTGGCAGTTGAAGAATTAAATCCAGATCCAGATGCGGTAACTGTTGAAATAACGGATGGAGAAGCCTGTGGTGGGAATTTAAACACCACTGGGGTACCTGGAGTATCTGGGTATGGTGATCTTGCTTTAGCAGTAACGTTGACTGTACTAACTGGAAGAATTGGATTAGATGAATTGATCAATGTCCATGTTGTTCCAGAATAACTTACGCTATTGTTAAAACCACCAGTGCTATCAGCATAATTGTAACCCGTAGGCAAATTGTCTAATGTATTGGTGTCTGGTGTTACAACAATGTTGATACCAGCATTAACAGATCCAGATAATGTAGCAGTAAATACTGGCACCTTTGGTGAGCCAAATGGGTTTGGTGTTAAAGGTATGTTTGCTCCACTAGCACTTGTACCAGCGAAGTTTTGTGATTGGACATAAAATTCGTAGGTCATACCTACAAAATAACCATGGTTAAGAATACCAGTAACCGTTGGATATGTCATTGCTGACCCTGAAAGAGTGAATGAAGCACTATCGGTAGTTGTTATTTGTGTATTAGGGTCTGTGTACGAACCATATGCAGAAAGCAAATAACTTGTAGAACCAGATACTGGTAGGAATGTGAATTGTACTCCAGATGTAGATAAAGTGTTTACAGATAAACCAGACGGCGTAGCTGTAGCAACAAAAGGTTCTACTTGATTACTCTGATTGCCATAAGAACTAGCACCTTTGGCATTAAGTGCATAACCTTTAAATTCATAAAGGCCATTAGGAGCAAATGGGTAAGTAATTGTTATTGGGCTTGTAGTGCCGGTAACAGTCGTACCGGTAACTGCAACGATTGGTGATCCACTAAAAGCAGTAATAGCATAATTAGTTGCTCTTTGACCATAAGGGTTTGGTGTAAAATAGACTTGGACTGTGGAACTACTACCAGAAGTTGTTCCGCCTGAAATAACTACGGCACCTGAGGTGGTATCGATAAATGGAGGTTGTGGCTGTAAGTGGCCAGACTCCTCCGAAGCAATAACACCGAAGATGATAGGCATTGTTAGATTACGTCTCCAGTGATGATCCATGTTGGGCTTGCACTCATTGTGGTACCCAAGTAGATAGCAGTAGCAGCACTATATTGTGCTCTAAGTTGTGGGTTGGCGCCACCGTTCAAAGCACCCGTAGAAATAAGGGTTGCACCACCGGAGAATGCTGTTACGGTGCCACTAGTAAGTTGAATGAACGTGATCTGTTGACCATAAGTAATACCACCAGAAGGTAATTGAATTACGCAGTTACCACTAATTTGTACAATGTTATTAATGTCTGTGGTGTTTGCAATGTATGTAGCTGATCCACCATTACTATCATATACATATTGAATTACACCAGCAGGGATAACGTTTGACCAATAAGGTGAATTGCTTCCTGATGCGCTTGAAACAAAGAATTGTCCACTTGCAGTCGGCGATGGGAAATCACCATTGGCGATTTGGTTAACAACACCAAAATCAGTAATAAGTGGTCCAGCAATCCATGGAGTTACTCCACCGCTAGGCGTGCTAGTAGGTGATGTGCCTTCTTGGTTTCTAACTACCGTAGCAACAGTGCTTGTAGCAGATGTTATATAAACAATTTCTGGTGAACCACTAGCACCATAGTAACCTGGGTTAAGCACAATAGGCATGTATGAACCACTTGGGATAGTGGTTGGCCAGTTGGTACCGGTAATAGTAGTTTGTGCAGAACTAGCAAGAACACCCGATGCCACACCATAAACAAAGTCTTGACGATAACGTGCCATTTATCCTACTTTGCAGGTGGTGTGTGGATTGACTGAGCGTTAATTGCAGAAGTGTTGAAGCGTAGGTAGGTTTGTGGCAAACGACCATCTTGATTGACGTGGCAATAACTCGGATCTCCGGCCTGTCCATGGGACACCGTGAGGGGGTTCTTTGCGTTAGCGCCGGTAACGTCAACTACAAGTGCTGTGTGCCAACCGGTTCCTGGGCCATAGACAATTACATCGCCTGGCAGAACATCCTTGAGGGCAATCTTAGTCCCATGTGAAAGCAGTGTGCCGGTGTAGCCGGTGTGGTTGTAGCTCTGAGCATTTGGGTCAGGAGCGCCAGCCCAGTTGTACATCAATGTCACAAAGGCTGAGCAGTCAGCGATAACTGGCAGTTTGCCTGGGTGTCCAATGCTGGACATGCGTTGTGGTCCTTCTGAGTATGTGAATTTGTCGTGATTAGCAGCGCACCACTTAGCCCAGTCAACAATTGTTTGTCTTACGTCAGTCATTATTTTTCCTTATCTTATTGTGCATTTGGATCTACAAAAGTAGTTCCGTTATATTGCCAGCCAATATATGCTGGGTTTGTTTCGTCATATTGGATACAAGTTGTTCTAGTAACAGATTCTGCTGTCTCAAGGGAATCGGCTACTATGATGTTCTCCACTATGTTATTAGCATCAAGAACTGCAAAAGTTAACATATTTTCCTCAATTATCCTATAATCTATGGTGTTTTTAAGTAGGTACTACATCTTCACCAAGGTTATTCACAGGCTCTGAATAGTCACCAGGCTGGTCATTTTCAGATGTGTACTCCCCAACAACGTCTGGGTTGTTAGGTGTAACATAGAAATTGACCTCGTTGACTGGCTCAACCTTGGCAGATTCTATAGATCTTACATTCATTACTAGGCTGAGTCCATAGCGAACCAATCCGACTGTTGTGGCAATTGCTCTTCTAAGATAAGTTCTACCCTTGGTAGTACCAATTTCATAGCTAACCGTGGCAGTGGCGTATTTTTTACGGTTGTTTGCCTTGGTTACAGTAGCTGATACGCTCTGCAATACTGAAGCATTCTTATGTGTAACTTTTCCACCACTTACAACTTTACCAATGAATATAACAATATTCTTGGCAATTTTACGGTATGCATGGGATTTGATATTAAAACTCAAATTAGTGGATAGAGTCTTGATATAGGTAGCACGGCGTTTATTGGTTCTAGCAAGGTTTATTCTATTAGCGTTGGCATTCCTATTGAACCTAGATAATTTAGTGGTTTTAATAAGCCCTGTAGTTCTAGCAATCGCATAACGATAGAATTGATCAATTTTTCCATCGAATGCAATATTAGTTGCAGTTACTTTAGCAACTCTAATGAACCTAGAAAATTTCCTGGTAGTAGCAAGATTAATGACTGCTGCCGTTGCTCTTCTTGTGAATCTAAATAATTTGTTATTTTTGGTTAACCCTGTGAATATAACTTTTATGTTCTTGCCATAGTTTTTGCTGACTTTAACGAGCATTGCACGGTTAGCTGTTGCGAGGCGTCTAGCTACGACAATTCTTGTTGCAATGGTAATGCCTACTTGGGTTGATTTAGCTACTCTAATAAATCTAGATTGTTTAGTAGTGGTAACCAAATTGGTTGTTCTAGCTATGGCATAACGGTAGAATCGATCGATCTTTCCATCTCGTGCTATGTTGATAACCATAGAAATGGCTTTTTTAAAAAGAACATTAATTCTATAAGAATTTGCTATGTTGATAGCATTAGCTGAACCGGTTCTTATAAACCTACCAATTTTAATAGTTTTGACAATATTGATAGCTATAGCACGGACTCTGGCATTATATGTCCTGCTACTCTTTACAAGAGATACCCTAGTAACGGTAACTAATTTGCTTCTAATGTTAGAATTTTTAGATGTAATAAGCGAAACTCTGGTGGCAAACGCTCTTTTAAAATTATTGTAGGATTTTATATTACGAACCAAGAACGTGGATTCAGCTAATGCTTGTTTTATACGTTTGATTGTTTTATAGCTATTTGCTATGTTTATACTTGTTATAGTGCTTTTTCTAAACCTATTAAAAGTTTTACTAGAATTTACTAGTCTGGTTGAAGTAGCGATCGCACTTCTGTAATATTGATCAAATGGCTTTAAACTAGTTGCTAAATAGGTTTGCAATGCCTTAGCAGTACGGGTGAATCTAGATCGTTTGACAATAATTACTGATTGTGTATAGGCAGCAATCGCTTTTCTAAAGAATCGATCGATGCGGCCTTCGAATGCAAAGTTTACAAGATTAACTATAGAAACTCTAAAATGTCTTGTGATTTTAGTAACTTTTGCGTAACCAATGCTATTAGCGGTAGCACGACGAATACCTGTAAAACGCTTGCTATTCTTTATAACACCAACATAATTAACTATTGCAGATTTAAGTTTTGACTTAATGTATCTAGTAACAATTGCTGAGGTTTGTAGAGCAATGGCAAATCTTAATTGGATATAACTTTTTGAGGTTTTTGCTAAATTTGTAGACGTAGATGAAGCTTGTTTAATTCTACCGATTTTTGACTGGTTATTAACCAATATTGTGGCCAAAGCGATGGCATTCTTAAAGTAATCAAGGTGTTTTTGGAATCCATAGCCACCTCTCCAACCAAGCTCATACGCTTCAGTATTGGGTGAATAGAATGCTCTAGTAAAGCTACTCTTAGGTCCTACATAAGGTGGTGGGACATGTGGACCTTGACCACCTCTCCAACCTTCTGGTACTTTACCATTTTTGTTCGTGGCAAAATAACTAAATAGAATAGTCTTATAATTACTACTATATTCTGGCGGGTGTGGTCCACCCTCACCACCAGTCCAACCTTCAATGACCTTATTATTGGTTGAACGGTACCCTCTAGTAATATTATTCTTGGGTTTTTTATTGGCCATTATGCTATATTACGCAATCTTTGATGGTTAGATTCTTGGGGAAGAGCAAGCTAGAAAGGGATTACTATATACTCTGTTGAGTTATAGAGGGTCTTACATTGTAAGGATCTAAAGGCCGTATTTACTAATGATGCAATCTACTTCTTGTTCAACGGTTAAGCCATTTTTGATTATAAAATCAACGTAATTTATTGGGTCTTGCCAAAGGGTATTGGTGTCCTCAAAACGGCTTTTTTTGATACGGTCCATCCAGATAAGAATGTCTGGTTTGCCAAAAGCCTCTCTTGCCTCTTCCGTAGGGCAAACAAAATCCACAATTATGTTATGACCTTGGCGTTCTAAAAGTCTTGCCATCTCACCAAGCCTGCGTGCTTGTTCAACCCTGTCATCGTTTGAGAACCCAAGATCTGAATTGATTGTTGCCCTAACCTCATCAGCATTTAAATGAATTACAGGTATTTTTTCTTTTAAACCATTTGCTAGGGCGGTCTTACCTGATCCAGGAAGCCCAATAATCTGGATAATCATTAGTGGTAGAATTTTGTTATTGCCCAGCGCACTCCACTGATAACTGGTTCTACTTGGTGTGCATAAGGGAAGTGTGCAGGGAAAATAATCAATTGCCCCTTCTTTGGTTTAATTTTTAAACCAAATTCAACATAATTAATTTCTCCACCCTCGTAATCATCGTTAAGATAATGTGTTAAAGAAAAAGTTCTTTTTTCAAACCACTCACCACGATCCCAATCAGTATGTGCTTTATAATGATGACCTATTTCATACTTTAGAATTTGGTATGCATCAGATCCAATAGTATTGGTACGATACCTTTCACAATAATCGTCTACGTATGCTTTATAAGCATTATCAAAATGTTCTCTTATACTATCTATTATTTCGTTTATACCATCATTGGAAATACCCATAAGCTTTACTTTTCTAACTTCTGGAACATTTATGTTTTCTCCAACATAAGAATGTGGAGCCCAATTTAAAGAACCATTTTTAACATGCTCTTCCCATTCAGGAACCATATTAGAAATATTTGCTCCTACATTGCTATAGCTTATGATGCCTGGTGCTAATATTTCTCTTTTTATTTCATCCATGATTTACCTTTTATTTTTTAACTGTAACCATGAACTCAAGAGGTGATTCAAATGTTTCGCTCCACACTGAGTCATCAAGCAATGGTTCTACATGTTTAAACATTCTTACTGGAGTAGTTGTTACTAAAATTCCACCTTTTTTTAGAAGAATAGATGATGCGGTTAAAATTTCTTTTATAACATCTAACCCGTCTTCGCCACCAGCTACTGATGTTAGATCGTAAGGGAGAGTATCCACTTTTGAAAGGTCATCTGGGATGGGTATGCATGGATAACCTGCAAGAATAAAATCGACCTGACCATGAAGATGTTTAAGATTATCAATTGAATCAAGAGCACTACACATCACTGGAATGAATTTAGAATTGCTTTTATTTATTTGCTCTTTAAAACCATCTGCATTCTTTGTAGTCCAAAAAAATGGCTTTTCATATTTCTCTACACCATAAATTACTGAATTGGGGAATTCTATTGCCATTGCTATGCCGAGCATGCCTGATCCAGCACACATGTCTATTATGGTAAGGCCTTCTAATGAATTAATCTTTTCTTTTACAAAAAGTAACATGTTCTCAAAAAACACATCAATTCCATAAGCCTCTGCATAAACACCCTCACCAATGGCTATTTGCAATCCACGAAACTCGTAAAAGCCGTCATCATATGCTTTTTGATTTAAAGGCAATTCAAATTGTTCTCTAAGCATATTTTGTCTCCTATTTTGATTCTATAGCCCACATAGGCATTATGTCCACAACTAAATTAATCCTTGGTGTTGTTCCATTGTTATCAACTGCATGGCGTTTAACATTATTTATCTCCCAGATTTCCCCTGGCTTCATGTTTATAGTTTCGCCATCAACCCATGTTTCACATTGAGGATTAGTTATTATCGGTATTTGATGTCTATGTACAGCACTAAAATATTGTCCAAGATCCATATGAATATAGATATTGGTTCCAGCTGGCAATAAGAAATAAAATATTTTAGCTGCTTTACCATCGCAGTCTTTTTCTAATTTATCGATTATTGGTTTAGTTAATGCCCAAAGTTCTTTATCTTTACATTCAAATTCTGGCGTGAAAGGTGCCGGATAGAACCAATTCCTGGGGTAATCTTGCACTATTAGAATTTTACCATGTTGATGGTGGATTATATTTAACCGTTCATCAAAGTATTTATCTTCATTCTTGCTCAACAAATAATCCGCAATTTTACCAACGTCTACGTTGCCTTTGTTAATAAAATTAAATGGATTATTGTATTTGCTCCAAACCTTAGTTAGTGTCATTTAAGGCTCATAACCAAAGATTTCAAATTCCCAAGACCATTCTTTTTGTATAGTTTCAAGTTCTTGTTTGCCAAACATATTTTTATAGGTAATATGTTGTGGTTTGTATTTGCTTTTTGCTTTGTAAGGTATTGTAATCTTTGGCAGCCCAACCATTGGTAAAATTTTATTTATTTCGTTTTCTATTCCATTCTCATATCGTAGAACATGATCAACTAGTATTTCACCATTTGGTGCATATATCCATTTTGTACTATTAATAGAACGAAAATCTGTTTCTTTTCCATAGAAAAACATTTTATTTAAATAATCTTTTTGTTTTAGAGATAACGCATCCCAGTCATAACCGCCACCATATTCAAATGGGTCAGCATTATCATTGGTTTTTTCTCCCCAATATTCTTTCATTTTATGAAAATACCATGAAGCTACAATCTCATATGGGTGTCTTACAAAGACAACAGAAATTGTATTATTTATTTTTTCTTCACCGAATATATCACATATATCATAATATGAAGCATGGTTTTCTAGTTCAATATTATCATATATATGGTTTCTTGGCATATGACCATACTCTGAAGGTTTAAGTTCTGTGCAAGTAGCATTTTCTGGAACTATATTGGTCAACGCTATTTCTAATGAGCTCCCACCAACTTTATAATTTTTTAACAATAAAAAGTTATTATCAGGTGAATAAATCATTATTCACCTTTATTGATTTTTTCCAATTCAAGGTTAGATAATGTGATAGCACTCTTTATGTCTGTTGCAATTCCGACTACTTTTACTTTACCTGGGTTAGTTCCTCTAGAGACAACATAAAATTTGTAATTCTTGTCTTTTTCTATGAACAGTCTTGTTGCAGTGCGTGATTCCGTAAAACGAAGGTACCTTGTTTGGTTCTCATCGTTCTTAGGGATTACCATTGTTTTCCAACGACGCTTTTCATTATATATTTTGTTTTTCTTAAACATTAACTTTCTACCTTATAAGTTTTTTTACGCCATATATTTTTTCTATACCAACCAACTTGATAATCATAGCTTCTTTCGGGATGGTTTTCCATGCTTCTTTTCCATACTCCTTTTTTCTTTTTAGCTACCCAGTCTTCTCTTTTGAATGGTATAATTTGCAGTATTGGAGTACCTTTAGGGATAACTCCTTCAAAGCCTTTTTTAATACTAAAAGGTATATTGCCGCCATGCATAAAAAAGTCACCGTCTACAATACCAGTAAATGTTATAAATGGTAGTTCAAACCTATTAAATGGGTGTGTCAGAATTGCACTATATCCTTCAGGAAGGTGGAAAGCATACTGAGTTTGCCAAATAAAATGCTCTTCATCATGACCAGCTGGCGATGGCATTGGGTCTGTAGTCATTGGAGGTCTATTGCTAATTGGCATTGGTTGTTGTTTGCAACGGATAGATGGTCCATTCTCTGTTTGCTCTACATAAACTTCTTGTGGCAAAGACATATAAAATCCAGTTGTCATAGCATCTAAGAATGGTATACACATCTTAAGACCCATAGCAGGCATATTGTTATTTGGATCTTTATTATCTAAAAACTTTGGTGTTTTTTTATACCAATCAGGTACGATTTCAACCATAGCTCCTATACCCTTTTTTTCTACGGTTGGGGAGCCTTCATAATGAAGTACGTTTTTATTATTCTTTTTAAACATTATTTATACACCTTCTTCTTCCAGAAGTTTTTTCTATAATGACCATTCAACAACTCAGATATAGGAGCTTTCACAGTAGTATCAGCTATGTCCCAAAGACCTTTTGTAGATTTAGCTACCCATTCTTCTCTTTTAAATGGTATCACTTGAGCTATAGGGGTGCCTTTAGGTATTTCACCTTCAAAACCTTTTTTAATAAAAAAAGACATGTTAGCACCGGGCATTACATAATCGTCTACCACCGCACTGCTTGTTAAGAATGGTAGATCCCAACGATTCAATGGGTGTGTGTAAAGTAATGAATAACCATCAGGAGGTCTTACAGTTATGTTAGCAAACCAAATAAAATGTTCATCTTCATATCCCTCTGGGACTGGTGATGGATCAGTTACTGCACTTGGCCTATTGTTAACGACAGGTTCTTTTGGATTATTATAACGTATAATTACACCGTTTTCTGTTCTTTGAACATATACACTTTCTTCAAGAACTATGGTGTAACCGAGCGTAAGGCTTTCAAGGAATGGGATGCAATGTTTAACTCCAGGCCATTCTTGACCATTTTCGTCAGTTACCCATCTTTTTGTTTTTTTGTACCAATCAGGTACAACGGAAAGCATAGGCCTCATGTGATCTATAAAACCATTACGACTTTCGTATTTTATGATTTGACGCGACATTACTCTTCGTCTTCCTCATTAACCTCTAGTTCTTGTTCAACGGCTTGCCATTTACCTATTGGACAGAATGCATTAGGTAATTTTACTTTTCCAGGCATAAAGCAACCACATTCTTTACATAGCATGGATGACTTACGAATGCGTGGACAATCTTTGCAAATTGCAAGGCGTTCACTAGCTAATTCGTCTTCTACTCTACCAATTTTTTTATTGAATAGATCCCATGGTCTAGCTGGGCGTTGTTCAGATGTTTCTTCGGAAGTATTCTTTAGATTTTCTAAATATAATTCCCAAGGCGTTTGCTTTGGTTGTCCGTTCATTTTTAACGGTATTCACTCGCAAATTCACCGGCTTCTTCATCGTAACCAAGACCAACTTGGATAAAAGCGCCGCGTTCATGATCTGTAATATCAATTACTATTGGTTGGCTTGTCATAATTGCTGCATTTCTAGCACTGCAACTTTGAACATGAACTACTTGACCATCAAGGATAAATGCCAAACGGTTAGTAGTATTGATAGCTATCATTGGATCTTCTGGGATTGGAATTGCCATATTAACTCCTATTATTTTCTAGGCTTTCACCATCAAAATCAGTGAAAGTATCGGTAGCTACATCATACTGAAATCCTACCGGTATGTCAAGTCCTGTTATGTTTCTTGCTATTGGCTTACTTAGTAATAAAGCTGCAAATCTCTCTGAGCATTCAATTACTTCTTGTACAAAACCATCAAGAATAAAAGCAATCCGATACATAGGAGGCGTATTATTTAGGTTTTCTTCTTTGTTTGTCATGGTCTCTTTCTATTAATTATAACGCTGTAAATGGTCCTACAGTACTACCTTGGGTGGCACTTCCGCCAACCGGTGAATCAATAATACCAACACTAACATTACCAGTTGGAGCAGTCTGATTGCTAGACAAAGTTCCCAGAGATGTTACCAATGCAGAATCACTAAAGGCAGTTGCTGTAATGTTGCTATTAGTGGTAACGATTTGGATAGAGTTAATCTGAGCTGTTGTGCTATTTGAAGGCCCTTGTAGAACTCCTGTTGCAATTGTAGTGATTGTACCACCTACAGATTGTAGCAAGCTTAGCTGGTTATAGTACTGTGTTGTGTAGTTGGCTGTGTATCCAGCGCAAGCACCATAAGAAGAGCAAGAATATGATGTACATCCTGTAGCGTATCCTCCACAAGCTAATCCATAACTTATGCACGGTGGGAAATACGGTGGAAAGAACGGAGGAAAGAACGGTGGAAAGAATGGAGGAAAGAAAGGTGGAAAGAATGGTGGGAAAAAGGGTGGGAAGAAAGGCGGAAAGAAGGGTGGGAAGAATGGTGGTGGAATTGGTGCGTAACTAAGGTTTTGCGGCTTTGGAACATCAATGGGTCGAGTATTTGGTGAATCTTCTTTTGTACGACGCTTTCGCTTAGGCAACGTTGTAGTTGCTCCCTTAGCATTTGGATCACCATAAGCACTGCTGTAACCATAACCTGTACAAACAGTGTAATAGCTTTGACACACTGGTCCATAGCCTGCGCATGTATAACCTGTGCAAGGATATCCACCAGTACAGGTATAGCTTGTTATGTTATTTTGTGAGTAAGCATTGTTAACAACTGCCCACCAGTTACCAGTACTTGTCCACCAAAAAGCAATTCCAGTACCGTTTGAAGCACTCTTCAACGTCATTGTTGCACTAGCTTTGTAAGGTATTGTAGCTAATGGGTAAGAACTAGCTGCTGTTGATGTGGTAGCTGATCCGCTCGTTGCATACCATACACCAGTTTGTGCAACCCAAAGTTGTCCTGATGTTGCTGTTCCTAATGATCCTGATGTTGTTCTTGCAAACAGGTCGCTAATAGGTGCTAAAGATCCTGATAGGAGTCCATAAGCACGAGCGGCAAGGTCACTTAACGATGAGAATAATGGCATTAGAAATTAATCTCCAATAATAACATTAGAACTTAGTCTGTCCGAGTAGCATAACATACGTATTAGCTGCTGTACATATTAATGTAATAGCATAGAAATCATAGTTTACTGTTGCATCTGCAGCAGTCCATATTGAACCACCTTGGTAGTACGCTGTCACGGTATAAGTGTTAGTATATGCTGTTCCATGGGCAGGTAGCGTAGTACCACCGTTAACAGTGTAACCATTGATCGTAAACCCTGATGGGAGGTAGGCTGTAGAACCATTATTTGTACCAACAGTGACAGTAACGGCTTGACCAACAGTAGTTGGAGCATTGGTTATTTGGATTTGCCATGCTGATGTTGGAGCAGCAGTGTAGACATAGACTCCACCAGAAACGGTGTTGAGAACAGCAGCAGCGCTTGAAGATACTACACCAGAGCTAACTACAACCTGTTCTAGAGGTGCTACGAGCAATGGGTTGGTAGCGTAAGGGATTATTCCACCTGTACCAGTTGTACCGCTTACAGCAGGACCTGAGGTCCATTGAGAACCACTGTAAACAAGCATTGCATTGGCAGTAGGTGCACCGCTTGATACTGTGTAACCTTGTAACTTAGTTACTTTTGCATTACCTATTGTACCAGTAAGATCTCCACCGACTGCAGAACCACTGGTCATTACAGCAGTACCACTTACGGTCAAAGAACCACTTACAGCAAAGGTACCAGGTACTTGAACGTTATGGTTTGATGTACCAAGAACAAATTGGTTTGTTCCAGTTGCAGTTGCATTCATACCAATTGCTACAGAACCTGAAGCACTTGCTGTGCTGCTAGTACCTAGTGCTATTGCGTACCCACTAGATCCAGTTTGAGAATTAAAACCAATTGCAATGCTATTGTTGTTACCAAGTGCAGCAGCTTGGAAACCAATTGCAATACCTGAAGCGTTAGTTGTTTGACCAGCAGCAGCACCAATTGCTACACCTTTGCTGTTTCCATTTTGTCCGGCAAGATAACCTAAAGATACACCATAATTATTGTTACTTTGACCAGCTTGGTAACCAACTGCTACACCACCATTACCATTATCAGTTTGACCAGCTTGGTAACCAATTGCTATAGGATAGTTACCAATAGGAGTTGATATAGTGATACCTGTTGCAAGAGTAAATGTTCCACTAACAGTCAAACCACTACCGACAACGACGTTCCCACCACTGGTAATTGTCATTGCATCAGCTGTTGCACTATTAGTTACAAAGTGAATAGCATTGTTACCATAAGTACCGATAGCTAGGTCTGTAGAGGCTGAAGCAAGGTAAACTGCTCCTGCAGTATTAAACGCACCAGTACCAGTAAAATTACTGGAGTTCATACCAAACTCACCATAGTTAGTACCACTTGTTCCCAAGTTGTTACTTACGTTTAAGTTAGTGCTAGCTGAAGTACCTGAGTTAGTATTTTGTAGAACAATCTGGTTGTAGTTGTTAACGCTAGTGTTAAATCCAGCAATTGTGTTAACATCAGAATAGCTTAGTCCACCACCAAAGTTGATTGGTGGGTTGTTAGTCGGCGTTGTAGCATTGATCGTGTAGTTAACGTTTAGAGCACCAGAAATAGTTTCTGTACCAGTAATGCTAACGTTTCCATTAACATTGAATGGGCTATTAACATTCAAAGTACCGGTAACGGTTCCTCCGCTAAGTGGAAGCTTGTTAGCATCACTACCAGAAAGTGTTACTACTTGTCCTGACAAAGTTGAAATATAACTTGTTTGGCTTGTAACAATTCCTGAAGTGGTATTATATGAACCAGAAAGAGCTACGAATTGACCACTAAGAGTGGCAAGAGAACCGCTAGTAGCGGCAATGTAACTTGTGTGGTTGGTAACAATTCCTGAAGTAGCTGCATATTGACCACTAAGAGTGGCGTATTGACCACTAAGATTAGCAACATTGGTATTAGTAGTATTTAGGTTACCACTAGTTGTGCTGTATGATCCTGAGAGGGCTACAAACTGTCCAGAAAGGGTTGCAAGCGATCCACTTGTAGAGGCAATGTTACTATTAGCAGTAACCATTTGACCCGATAGGGTTGCAATGTAACCAGTTTGGTTTGTAACAATACCTGATGTTGTGGCGTATTGACCACTGAGCGTTGCAAGGTTGCTACTGGTTGTAGTTATTGAACCACTCAATGCTGACAAGTTTCCAGAAAGACCAGTTACTTGACTTTGGTTAATTTGTACACCAGTTACAGTTACAGTCGAACGACCATAGGTATCTGTTGTAATTACTGGAATACCACTAGTAGTACCGTATGTACCAGGAGTACCGTAGGTTTGTAGTTCAATGTCTGTTTGACCAGGAACAACCAAGTAACTAACAGCAAGTGAGTTACTAGTCAATGGTTGGATAGCAGTATCCCAGGAAGTGGTAGTTGTAGCTACACCTTCCCAATAACTAGTTGGTGGTAACCAAATAGGAGCACCAGTTGAACCATTATCAATATACGCTGTTGGTTGTGGATAGACAAGGAGCCAGTGAGTTAGGTCTTCATTGTGGATCTGCATCCATTGACCGTTATATGTTGGCGTAGGAAGAATAACTCCTGTACCAGATGCTGTGTTACCTGAAGCAGTAGCACCAGTTATTGGAGCATATGTACTAAGTGTAAGTGGAGTTGCAGTAGTAGCATTAGTACCACTAGCAGCGACTGCGTTAACTGTGTATGTACCTGTTTGGTTGTACATGATTTGAGAAACAGATACAAATACTCCAGGAGCAGTTGGGTAGTTAGCGCCAGAGGCAATAGTTTCAACAGTAGTATCAGTGTTGGTTGGCATCCACATAATTTGGAAGTTGTCATTACCACTTGCAACGATTATATGTGTTACAGCAGCAGTTACAGCATTTCCGCCACCTGGCGTTGGTGATGCTGGCACTGCAAATGTTGCATTCGTATTTGGAACATTAACACCATTTTTACGGAACCAAATATCTACGTTTCTAGAAGCACTGGAAGATGTAATTAGTTGAACTGTATAAGCAATAAGATAAGTACCAGCATAACCAAATGTAATTGTTCCACTAGCCGATCTAGTTATACCATTGGCAGAGAATGTACTACCAATTGCTAGAACGTTTCCACTTGTAGTGCTTGTAGCAGTTTGATTAGTGGTGTCATAGAAGGCACCATAGTAACCATTAGCTCCACCAGGACCAGGTGTTCCAATTCCACTTGACGTGATTGGAGTCCACACTCCACCAACTGATGCAAGAACTTGACCAGTATTTGGAGGTGTAGGGCTTACAGGGACACCATTAAGATAAGAAACTGTTGGGTTAGGATAAGTTCCGGTAAGATCTCCACCAGCAACATCACCGAATTGGTTACTTACAATCAACCATTCAGCTAATCCAGCATCGTAGTAGAATTCAACAGAGTTAAACACTCCGTTGCCTGCCAAGACAAAAGAACCACCAGGAATCGTGTCGCTACCGCTAGCTACAACAGTAACGTTGTAAGTGCTTGTAGCTTGGCTAGCAACTGCAATTATTGAACCGTTTGCAGGAGCATTAGTTAGAGTGACTGTCATTGCACCAGCAGTTGCATTACATACTACATAATCATTGGGAACTGCTGTGTAGTTACCACTCTGAGTAGTAGTTGGGAATAGAGCATTACCCGTACCAGCATACCAAGTGCCAGATGTAGTGCTGTAGCGTAGAACTTGGTTATTAGTTGGAGTTGTTGGGCTTACAGCAACTCCTTGGATCTTTGCCACTGTAGGGGCTGGATAGGTGCCTGAAAGGTCGCCATTGGCAGTTGAACCGCTAATTAGAACATTACCACCACTAACAGTTAAAGAACCAGCAGTTAGTGTTCCAGTTACTGTAAGGTTGCCACTGATTGTTCCACCAGTTCTAGGAAGGGCAGCATAAGCAACTCCACTAACTGTAGCAAGGCTGCCACTCAATGAAGCAATATTAGCTTCGTCGGTGACTTGCTTACCTGAAATAGTAGCAATATAACCAGTGTTATTGGTAACAATGCCACTAGTTGTAGCATATTGACCAGATAGTGTGGCAAGATTAGCTTCATCAGCAATCTGTTTGCCAGATATTGTAGATATGTATCCAGCCTGATTTGTAACAAGACCTGAAGTGGTAACATATTGGCCACTGAGCGTTGCAAGAGAACCACTCAATGATGCAATGTTTGCCTCATCGGTAATTTGCTTACCCGATATGGTAGCAATGTAGCTAGTGTTATTAGTGACGATTCCACTCGTTGATACATACTGGCCTGAAAGAGTAGCAAGACTACCTGACAACGATGCAATATTAGAAGCATCTGTAGCTTGTTTACCAGATACACTAGCAATGTTTCCAGATATGCTAGTCATATCTGTTGTTAGGTTGTTTACTTGGTTTTCAGCAATCTGGATTGTGTAAAGTTGTGCATTAGTAACACGACCATTTGAATCGATAGAAAGCAATGGAGTTTGTGTAGCAGATCCATAGGTACCACTAACACCACTAATTGTTCTAAGAGTTGGGTTAGGGTATGTACCAGTTAAATCTCCACCGGCATTAGTGCCAGAGAAGATTGTTCTTCCTGAAGTAGTTACAAATTGACCACTTAGGGTAACAAGAGACCCTGAAAGAGAAGCAATATTAGCTTCGTCAGTTACTTGCTTTCCACTAATGGTAACAATGTTTCCTGAAAGTGTTGCTATGTTGTTTTCATCAGTAATTTGTTTACCAGAAATTGTTGCAATGTATGAAGTGTGGTTGGTAACAATTCCACTAGTAGTAGTATATTGACCAGATAACGTGGCAAGGTTTGCAGCGTTAGTTGATATACCGTTATTAGCAGTGATCATTTGACCACTAAGTGTGGCAATGTATCCAGTTTGGTTAGTTACGATTCCTGACGTGGTATTATATGAACCAGAAAGTGATGCGAATTGGCCACTGAGGTTGGCAACATTAGAGTTAGTAGTAACTAAGTTACCTGAAAGAGTTACGTATTGACCACTAAGGACAGCAATGTTGTTTGCTTCAGTAGCAAGAGTATTGGCTTGACCACTAACTACTACATTGAGTCCTGATATTTGTGTATTTACACTAGCAAATCCTGAGGTAGTAGAATTGTTTAAATCGCTTACTTGTGTATTTAAACCGCTAATGGCTGCAGCTTGATTGTTAATGTCTGTAGAGTTACCACTAGTTGTTATAAACAATGAATTAATTTGTCCACTTTGTGTAGCTATGCTTGAAGCTTGACCGCTAGTTGTTGCAAATAATGTATTTATTTGCCCACTCTGTGTACTAATGTTTGTACCATTAGTGTTAATTTGGGTCTGTAAACCACTAATAGTCGTATTCAATCCACTTACTGCACTTGTTGGAATAAATATATTTATACCTGAAACATTAGTTATACGACCAGCATTATCCCATGAAAATGTTGGCAAGAAGCTTCCGCCACCACCAGAGAATGTGTCGCCAGTGTATATTGCTTTAAGTGTTGGATTAGGATAAGTCCCAGCAAGATCTCCACCAGCAGTTGTGCCTGATACTACTAAAGTTGAATTGCCTAATTTGCTTGCTGCAAGATTAAATTGAGCTTGTTCAATAGCTGTAGCAACAGGGAATACGTTATAATCGCTAGAAGTTCCTACTGAGTGCGAAGTTGCAGTTGTTCCGTCATAGCCACGGCCATTGGTACCACTAACGTTATAAACAAAAATAGTGGTATTAACACCAAGTGAGATGGCACCGCTAGCACACAGTATCTTTTCTTCGCTGCCTAGACCGTAATCTACAACAAGCGTAAAAGGTCCACTAGTTCCTAGTGGATTAGTGGTATTATATCCGCCTGCGCTAACTTCATACCATCCCGTGGTATTAGCTACAGTTATTGTTTGTCCGCTTGCGAATGCATAGTCAAGCGATGCTGAAAGATACGTAGGTGCAGCACCACCAGGGTATGATCGTATTACACTGGAATCTGGGAGGGCCATTAAATAATACTCCTATTAATTGTTTATCTACCTGTTACTGATTACTAATTAGTATGGGTAAGAAGCAGATTGCCAAGTAGGAGTAACAGTTAGTGAGTCGCCTGAAGCTAGAGTTACGGTTGAAAGATCAGAGAATGGTGCGTACCATAGAACTGTACTTCCGCCTGAGCTACTTGATCCTACAGTACCAGTGATGGTAAGGAAGATACCGTTGATAGTAGTGTATGTAGCACCAGTGTTTGTGAATGTAAGAGGGTTAGTTCCTGAGTAAGTACAGTATTGTACAGGAATTCCTGTGCTTGTACCAATTGTAATTGTGTTAGTCTGTGGTGCTTGCCAACCAGATCCAGAAAGAGTTAGACGTGAATAACCACTGAGACCACTAGCTTCAAGAATTGGGTAAGTACCACCATTGAGGGTAAGAGGAACATCACCTGCAGCAGCGTATCCACTAATGGTTGACCAAGTAGTGGCTGTAAGACCTAGATAAAGTGTAGAAGGAACGGCCTGTGTTCCTCTTGGAATTGCGTTCAAAAGGTAGTTAAGACCTTCCTGAGGAAAATAAAAATTAGAGTTAAAACTAGCCATAGTTGCTCCTATATAAATTGAATGCTAATATTAAATTTGATGCTGTCTCCGTACTGCAAACCAATACCTGGAAAACTGCTTTTTAAAAACATAAAACCAGCTTGACCCACTACAGTAGTAAGAGAAGGAATTATCGTTGTCATCATACTAGAGCCATTTACGCCCCTAATTACATTATAAGTATTGGTACCATTTCCAGAAATTACTGTCATTACTTCTGATAGTACCTGTATGTTGAATGGAAAAGTGTTTGGGAATGCATTGTAACCACTTATTTGTATAGTGGTTGCTCCAGGGTTGACTTGGCTTGTTAATGTACCCATTGCAGGTGTTGCACCAGTGGTAAACAAACCAATATTTGTTATGTTGTAATGTCCACTTGCAGTTAATGTTGCACTGCAAAGATATGTGTCGCCAGATGTTGACGTTGTAAGAGTGCTTACTGTACCACTAACAGGCACCTGAACGGGGTTAAATAGGGTTATATCGGTCGCTTGAACGGTTCCTGACCCAGTACCCCATGCAATAAATTGTGGAATGGCTAATGAGTACCCAGAGCCTGTTATTGCATTAACTAAACTGTTTCTGGTCTTGTTCGTCAGTAGAGTGATCATTTTTATTTTCTGTCGTATTAGAACTAATGGTGCCCAGGTTTTCCTGGACACCATCCGCTCTAGTTATAACCGCATCTACCTTTATTCTAAAAGGTACGTGTTCCATTTAGCACTGCTGGCGCTTGGTGTTCTTCTGTACGGTCTGGTAAAGGTTTCCGCTGTAAGAAGCAAAGTAACCATTGTATTGTTCAGTTTGTGAACCACCATCAGGACCGTTACCGGTAAGAATCTGACGAACTTGCTTTTGTTCAATGATTTGTGTGTTCTGTGCTCCACCAATACCAACTTGGTAAGCGTGAACAGTAGCATCATCTACCCAAGTAGGTGCAGAATTAGGAGTACCAACATAGTTAGGGTAAGTAACAGCTTCAGCGTTTGAACCACTGAATGCAAGTGCAGTAATGGTAGGAACAGCACCACCAGTACCAGATACAACAAGCAATGCAGCTCCGGAAGGAACGATGATTGTTGTAGTAGTACCATTGATGTAGTTAGCACCACCGGCGTTTACATAAAATGTGTAACCAGAAAGTGGACCAGCAGCAAGAGCAGAAACCAAACCGCTAACCTGGGTACCAGTAGCAGTACCAGTAAGGGTAGCAGTAGTTCCATTAGGGCCACTGATTGTGAAAGTAGTAGCACCAGTTGCAGGAACTACGAGTTCAAGAATACCACTAGTAGTAGCAGCAGCATTTACGTAAACAGTAGGGTCAATAGCAGAAGGTGCGTATGAATTAAAACCACCGCGTGCTACTCCACGTAGCGCCTGCTTATTAGCCTGTTCTATTGCTGTGTTTGGTGTAATAGCCATGTTAGAATCCTCTCACGGTTGTGTTGTATTGATCGTTCTGGAATACCAGACCGACATTGTTTGCACCTTGGTAACCAGTACCGCTCAAGGTAGGTTGTGCTACACCACCAGTAACAGTTCCAGGGAATGTCTGTGGCAACCAAACACTGAACCATGGTTCATTATAGATTGTTGTACCGCTGAGCACTGTACCGCTTGGGATTACTGCGCCAACAGGCTCAGCACCAACGTTACTAGGCTTAACTGTGTTCTTAATTTCGTCGCTCATTTAAGCTCCTTATAAGGGTGGAGCTTTGCAGTCCACCGGTTGTTATGCGTTCTTCTTAGGCTTAGTAGGAGTGCTTGTGCTATTGTCCCAAACCTGTTCCCAAGACTGGCTTGGTCCCTTTGGTTCAGCTTCATCTGGCAAGTCAATCTTGTACATGCCATTGTTGTCACTAGCACCAGCAGCTAGACTGTCACGGAGGTGATCCATGTGACTTTCACTAGTACTGTTTTCATCCTTCAAATCAGCGATCTTATTCATAGCCTGCTCTTCGCTGAGGAAAGCAATGCGGCCACGTTGTACGGCTCTCAGTACATATGGGTCCTGGCGGATCTCAGTTGGAATAGGTTGGATGCTTCCGTGGTATCCAAGGCCAGCTAGTTTAAAGCTACCCTTAGGATTAGAAAACACCGTTCCACTGTCCATCAAGTTCTCAATCCAGTCTGCAGTGTTAATTTCTTGCATACCGGTGAAAGCGACTGGTGCAGCTGCACGAGCCTTGCTTAGATCAGCAGGATCCGGACGGTGATCTTCAACATATCCACCCAAGTCCACTACTGGAACTGGAGTTGATTCGCCATTGTCACCACTACGTGATACTGTTCTTGCCATTTTAATGCTCCTATCTTCAAGGGGATTTCTCCCTAGGTAGGTAAAGAGATTTTCGATACCTAGTTATTGCAACTTCGAGGGTATTTCTTTAATGCGAGTTTTACATCCTGGTGAGGTATAAGCTATTATATAACCTATACCCCACCTAGATGTGTTAAGACTAAGCCTTAACGATCTTACCAAGACCACGTGGGTTGAGTACGATCTCTGAAACGAGCTCGTCCATTACCCATCCCTTGTGGAACTTCTCAGGTGTGTGGTTCTCTTCAACATCGAGTGAGTACATAACTGGGAACACACCGAGGAATTCTGGTGATGGTGTCATGTAAACTGTACCCTGTGGTACTTCGATTGAACGTTGTACTTGGAAGCCACCGAATTGAACGATACGCTCACCGGCAACAACGCGGTCCTTGAATGCCCAACCTGTTTGGTTGATGTCCCACTTGTAGAGGTCACGGTAGTCAATTGGGTTGAACAATAGACGTGAAGCCTCCAACTGGTGAACTTCAATCAAAGCCACGAGGTCGTAGAGTGAGTCAGGAGTAATGTATCCTGAAAGCTCGTTAACGATGTGGTTAGGTGAAACAGTGTGGTTAGGGTCAACTGCGTAGTTGTTAATAGCAGCTTCAAGAACAGTGATAAGACGTGCGTCTTCCTGCATCATGATAGCTTGCTTTGACATGTCCTGAGCGTATTCAACGATGTTAACACGTAGGTACCAGAGGTCTTCCTTCTTAATTTGAGGGAATGTAGCAATACGGAACAAACGGACTGGAACTTTCTTACCTTCGAATGGGGTGACGCGAACTTCACCTTCATTACCAGAAAGAATGTAAGCCTGACCGTATTCGTCAAGTACATCGTACATAACTGGGACACCAGGTGTTAGTGGATCTTCCAGAAGAACGTTACGGGTCATACCCTGGTAACGAAGCTTAAGCTGGATAGGACCAATCATACCCTGTCCGAGACGGACCATGTAGTTGTCCTTGTCTGCAAGGATTCCTGCAAGACGGCGTTGCTTCTCTTCACGAGTAGCTGTCTTACGACCAGTTGCTGAAGCGAGACGCTCTTGAGCCTCTACAATGCTTGCAACATAATCGTCAGACTTCTTAGCAGTACGTGGAGCCAAGTGATCGGCTACAGCACCATTAGGAGTAATTGAACTCATTATTATATTTCCTTTCAAAAACCCTTAGGCGGTAGCGCCGAATGGGATTAGACGAACAGTGATCTGCGTTGGGCTGATTACATCAATCAACTCAGCTACTGGAACAGCACCAAGAGTACTTGCAGTACCTGAAGCTGAAGTGATCTGACCATTGGCGTTAGTGTACAGAAGTGTACGCACACCAGTAGTAAGAACGTTGTAAGCTTGAGTTGTGTCAAAAGCCGGAGCAGTGAGCGTAAAGAAGGCGTTAGAACCGCCGAGCCATACAGCCCATGCGTTAATTCCAACCTGAGTTACGTCATCAATGTTTGGGTTACGGTCAAGGGCAGACAAACCGAAAGGCTTTGCACCAGTAACGGTAACAGCAGTACCAGCATTGGCTACTGTGTCAGGTCCGGTACGGTACATAACCATACCTGAGTAGATATTGGTTGTGTCTGATGGGTCCAGGAACGTGTTGTATGGAGTAGCCTCGTACTTTTCGTACAATGGAGTACACGTACGGTGAACCCCAACGTTAGCTACGCTATTTAGTTGCAGCATTTTTCTTTCTCCTTAGTTAGGGATGATTAAAGTGTCATCAGCCAATCGTCAGACTGAATGTCCTGACGAGTAACTGTTGAGGCCGTTGTCAACCGACCCATTTCTGGCAAGCGATTACTTCCACTTGCCACTTTCTGGCTCCGGGGTTGACGGGCCCCAGACTCTTCGAGCATGTCGAGGCTAGCTTTGAATCCAGCAAGCTTTGCATCCGACATTTGCTCAAACTTTGCGATGTGCTTAGCACGGTCATCGTGTTGGACCATTCCAAGCTTCTCAAGACGCTCTACGATTTGAAGACTTTCAAAAATCTTCTCACGTGAGGCTTGTACCGCGGCGACTGTACCGGCGTATGGAGCGAGGGCAGGGTTAGTGCCATCGTAAGGCCATGGGGTACGATCTTCGTCTTCTTGTGGTGTGCGACCAGTTTCAGCACCATCATTGTAGAATGGTACGTAACCGGCGTCTTCACCGTTTACATCTTCAGGCACAAGAACATCAGTTTTGTGGTCAGCAGCCATGAGTTCATCACGGTCCCAAACGCCAGCTTGATCATCTAGATCGCGAACGTCTACAACTTGAAGTGATTCTTGGTTACCGTTAGAAGCTTTCTTCTTTGACTTCTTGCACTTGTCGCAACCTTTGCCCTTGCAATTCTTGCATTCTTCTTCTTCGTCTTCGTCTTCGTCTTCAGACTTCTTCTTAGCAGTCTTATTGTCGTCTGAATCAGCAACTGCATCGCCTTCAGACTTCTTGTCGTCAGTATCACCATCAGCGGTAGCAAACTTGTTGATGTCTTCTAGAAGGCTCTCAAGCTGAGTTAGATCAGATGAAGCTTGGCGGTAGTCACCAGTAGTAGCAAGGTCGTTCTCAATGTCAAGAACAATACTAGCAACAGTACCAACAACTTGATTAACTTCATCGTTGGCGCTAGCGAAACGAAGAACAGTAGCTGCATCATTAGCAGCAGTAATTAGGTTAGAGAAGTCAAAATCAGTTTGTGCTTCAATTGCATCACGGATTTCACGTGAAGACTTGTAAACATTGTAAAGACTTTCATCGATTGGGTTCTTTCCAGCATACACTGGTCCTCCTTCTGCGTAAACAGCACTTGAACCAGGCCCACCAATGATTTCACCTTGGTCGGCAGCGTCAAGGTCACGAACATCTATTTGACGCATCATTGGTTGGTTAGCAATCCAGTCAGCAACTTCATCAACAGGAGCTGGTGCCTTTTCAGGAGCACCAAAGCCACTGTCAAGATTGATAGTGTCAACTTGGTTGTATGGTTCTTGGCGAGGAGTTGTTGTCTTACCCTCTCCTACCTGTTGCTGGTAGGCATTGTCTGCCTGCTTGATCAGCTCATCATCGAAACGGCTCATTATAGCTCCTTGCTTTCGGCGTTTTCGTCGTTTTTATTTTGTGCATCCATTTGAGCACTTTGCTGGAGCATATTCTTCATGCGAGTCGTTGCATCCATGCTAGCGTTCATTGAATCATCTTGTAAAGCACCAAGATCAGAAACATCCTTGGAACTTTCTTTTAGCTTGTTTTTATTTTTTTCGATCTTTATTCCTGCAGGACTCAAAAAGTTACGTTGAACTTTTTTCATCATCCTAGGATCTATACCCAGAAACTTAGGTCTTTTAAATCCTAAAGCTCCAGCAATTTCATGACCACATCCAGGATTTTCGCAAGATCCTGATAATTCACCTTTTTTAAGCGAATCATTGTTAAATGTAAGGTCACCACATTTTGGGCATTTTACCTTTGCTTTTGAAACATCAGGTAACATATCTACAAAAGACAAACTTCTAAAAGCAGCTTTTTGTTGAATACCTTGAGCCTGTTGCCACTCGTTGATAGCATCCATAACCCTAGGATCGATGTAATTACAATCCGGGCAAATACCATCTCTGTAACCATTTCCTTGGCACTGCGGGCAGTCACCAAGAATGGAAATAGGTACACGAACTAATTCCAATGCCATTTTTCTTAGAGTTTCAGAAACTTTAAGGATTGGCATTGTTAATAACGTTTCTTCTGCAGTAGCCAAGCACTCTCATCAGCTGGTTCAAAAACAAAGCTAAGCTCGAAGAAATTTGGCTTAATGCAACTTTCATAAACAAGGCTGTCAATACGCTTCCCTTGTTTGTAAACAGTTACATTGCGACCTTTTAAACGAGGGATGTGGGTGCAGTACTCAGCAGGCTTGCTAGCGTACTTACCACAGGCACTGCATTGTGTGCCTTCTACATCAGCTCCCATGCTTACTGCATTAAGCTGTCCCTCCATAATTGCGTTTGCTAATTTAGGAAATGATTGCGCATCAACTTCCATCAAGCAATAAACACTAGCATCAGTAATACCACTTGCTAGCTTAGATTCACGATAAACAGCATCGAGGATAACTCCTCGAGCACGCTCTGGATCACTGTTATTGTGTTCTACATAGATTGGTCTTCCAACAAAAGTGCGGTAGCTTTTCTTGATCTGGTCTACAGGCCAAGCGTCGTAGTTAGCATTTACTCTAGAACTAATAGCTCTAGACACCGCATAAACATAACCAGGTTCTGGTGTAAAATCAAAATCATCTAATGTAACGTTGTGCAGCTCAATAGACTGGCTATGGCCAGCAAGAGTCTCTCTTCCCATTAGGGTTACAGTGGGTGCACCAAATTTTATCATCTTCAAAGCCTTTGATAAGCTAACAGTTGCGTTACATCGTTGTAATGTTTAAAGTTGTGTTAAATTTTATTTTTTAATAGTTCAGTCAATTGTTGTAGCATATCTTGGTGATCTTCACTTACCTTTAAATGATACGCAGCTAATTCTGCAGCAATACGATCTGCTCTTTTAGCAGCAATTAAAAGGATAGCTCCTTGCAATCCTGCCAATGTTGAAAGCATAAGGTTGAGAAGAATAAACGGATAAACATCAAAAGGATGTTTTGACATACCGTTATAAAACATCCATGCTGCCATAATAATTACAAATGAAAAAACAAAAGGCCATGATCCCATGCCGTGACGCATAACATCGGCAGCTTTTTCACCTAAAGTTCTTTCGTTGCCAGATCTTACCTCTGGGTGGAAGTCCCAGTGACTTACCTTCTTAATCGTCCGCATCTAGTAAACCTTCGTGGTAACCTAGATGACGGTTCAAATCACGGCCAATGCCGTCAACCTTTTTCTCTACACGGTCCCACTGATCTTTAGAACTAGATCCACCATTATTGCGGTGCTGAGAAAGTAACTGTTCTAGCTTGTCGTCCATATCTGCTTTAGTAACAGCAAGTTCTTCTTCAATACGGCTTAGCTCTTTAGAACTGTGATGAGTAAAATACTTTTGAACAACTTTAGCTAATGCTGCAAGAGCACCTACGGTAAAGAAAGCATTAGCTATGTAGCCAAACCATACATTTGAAGAATTGAAGAATGAGGATGCTAACATACTTATTCATCAATTTTTTCGTAAATACTATTAGTAAGATCAAGTTTGTGAGCATTGCGGCACTTACGGCCTTCGCCTTCTTTAATAATGTCTAGCTTTACTAGTGGACTAACGATCTCAAGAAAACTTTTCTTATCAAAAGCTGTCTTAGGAAGAATGCGTGGTGTTTCATTATTAAAGAGCGTGCTCATATATATTCTCCAAAATAGATAATATGATATCTATTAATTAGTGCGTTATAAGAATGATTATAAATCTTCTTATTGTTCTGATCCTGTTTCTTTTGTTGGATCAGTTTGTATGATAGCTGGATCATCAAATCCACTATCTCCGCCAGCAGAATTCTTACCAGCTGAATCAGCAATAGGATTTCCTGAATGCGCTGGATTGCTTGGTGTTTGTATCATTGAATCATCATCGTTCAATGCATTCGCAAGGTGTTGCTTAAATTCGTCTTCGTTAAACTTTTCGTAGCTACCGTCAGCGATAATTCTCATACCTTTAGCAAGCTTCATACGCTTGCGCTTTTTTTGTTCAAAAGGTACAGCAAATTTCATACGGTCGCCATAAGTAACCGTCTCGAATGAATCATCATCATATTCATCCCAACCAGCGACTGACGCTGTCTTCTTTTTAGGACCATTCTTTGGACCTTTTTTAGAAGGCTTAGGTTGAGACTTTCTTTGTTCGTATGATTCTTCAGGACGTTGACGTTCTTGTGCTGCCTCTTGGTTGATACTTGGGTAGACTTGTGCTCCTGCAGCAGCATCGCTATTACCAGCAGTATTGCCAGTCATATTAGGTGCGCTTGGGGGTGTAACAAGACCAGCCATAGCACCAGGAGCTAATTGTGCTCCTAGTGATGGATCTTCCAACATGGCAAGGTAGGCCTGGTATTCCTGTACATATTCCGGTGGAATAGGTAGTTGTAGCGTATATAGACGATTGAACAGTTCTTTCTTGAACTGCTGCTCAGCAACAACCGTCTTAATTTTTTCTTCTTTACGTGATTCAATTTCATCATCAAAGTCAATTGGAATATTGACTGCAAGAGTGCTGAGGGAAATTGGGAATCCTGAAGCACTCAACTGCTGTAGGAATCCACGTTCTACTGTCTCGTCACGTAGGTTCATACTACGGAAACGAACTTCTGGAATGGCTAGCTTTGGACGTTCTTCAACGTATTCAGCACCTGTTTCCTCATCAACCATGAGAACAGTTTCCATAACAGGAACCATTTGACCACCGACATTGCGCATTTCATAGTGACCTTGTCTTTCTGCTACTGGTTCCATGCGACTACGAATAAATTGTTCAATCTTGTGCTGGTAGGTAGAGAGCATCTGAGTAATTAACTCTCGGTTAAGTGCACCTGATGCATATGTTCCACCTTGACCACCTTGGATAAGGTCACTACCAATTCCGAATACACCCATAACATTAGTTTGTACACGGAGAAAGTCTTGGTCAAGTCGAGGCATGCTCTCACGACCAAATGCATTCTGGATCGTTAGTCCATGGTGGTAAGTCATCAAACGGAAGTCTGAGTTGATTGCCATAGACAAGTCATCACGCAATGATTGAAGTTCTTGAGCGTCTGGGATCCATGGACCATCTTGGTCTACGTCCGGGAGACCAAGAGTAGCAAGAATAAGAGGAGAATAGAGTCTGTCAGCAATAGCATCCTGAGCAGCGTTGAGGCTCTCTTCCAGCATAAGCATACGAAAAGCACGTAAAAGAATAGGAGTACCATGCTCGCTCCAAGGGTTAGTCTTAAATTTGATCTGCTTCATAATTACATCTGAAACAGGGATTTCTTTATCTTGGCGAGCCCACGCAACAACATCTGGGTAAAGTTGCATAAGCATTGCATACTCCTGAGGGGGATCACGGCGTTCAATAAGACGCTTAATCTCTTCAGGTACTTTAACGTGGTATTGATAAGTTCTTAGAGCTCTGTTCTTTGCAACAATAACATCGTTTGGGTTGATAATCTCATCTTCTTCCCAAGCACCGATACCATCGTGCCAAGAACCCATAGCAAACACTTCACCAACGGTCCAGTGTTCACGACCAAGGTCATAAAGAAATTCATTGTAATTAAGACCATCGAAGAAAAGGTCGTTGTAGAAATCGCTAATACGCTTATCTGGGTGAACTAATTCAATGTCTAAGAGTGGGAATCTCGTATAGATATCAATAAGTCCAGGAACCAAATGATGAGTCGTGTAGAGAAGTCTGGCCCAGTCTCTGATCTTACGTGTTTGTTCATCTGGGTCCTCCATATTGAACCACCAGGTGCGTTCACGCCAGTATTCAAATGGGTCATGCAGTTTTGGTAATGCCCATTGAGCATCTGATCCAGTTGCTGCAGCTAATCTACGATTGGGAGTGTTAGCAATACCTTCTAGATTAATGTGACCACTGCTACCAAGTTTATTTAGTCGATCACGACCTTGCGTAGTGCCACCCATAGCGGCTGCCATAGGACCGACTTCATTCATCATCGATCCAGGTGTTGCGGCACGCTTTAACATGTCACGTGCGGCTACACGCCCAGCAATAGGGTTCTTAGGTAGTGTAATACCGGCTGACTTCATACGGTTAAATTCCGCTGAAGCACTCCAGTCTTTTTGCGACATTAGTAAGGCTTTCTAGTAAGCTTGGCAGCTACAGACTTCAACACCAGGTATAGACTGGTGCCCACAACTATACATTCCAATATCTCCACTGAATCGAACGATACCGCCTGATTTGTTCTGAGTGATTGGGTTGCCGTTGAAATCAAAGTTTGCACCAACTCTACGGATGTTGCTTAATCTTACATTCTGTTGTCGTTCCATGTCAAGTCCTTTATGATGCGATGTAGTCGGCGTTGTTAGCAGTTGCTGTGTATGGTGGTGTTCCATTTACCGTTGCAGTAACTTGACCACCAGAAATAGCAAGATAACGTGGTCCTTGAGTGCTCATTTGACCAATATTTCCATTGGCATCAGCTGCATTAATTCCGATAGACATAGCACTAAGGTCAGTAAATAGACCTGGGATAGCCCAATCAATAATTCCTGTTCCACCACTAGCTGTGACACGATAAGCTACTTTTGGAGTCTCTTGTGTAGCTGAAGTATTGTTCAACGTGAATGTAACGTTACCACTGGTAGAAGTAAGTGTACCAGTCAAAATAGTAATCCATGCTGGTGAGTTATAATCAGCATTCTGATAACTTCTATTGTTGCTACCTTGCAGTTGTAGGAAACAAGTTCCACTAAAACCTGCTTCTGCCCAGAAACCAGCATAAAGCGTTTCAAGGTCAGTTGGAGTAATCGAAGGGTCTGGAGAACAAACAAAACCAACATCGGTTGCTCCGTTGCCATTAACGTTTAGGTTAAGCCCTGGTACGTTTGATCCAACCATTCCACCATTCCATCTAGATCCACCACTGATAGTGCTATTTGCACCTACAACAGGTGAATAGGGAGGGTTTGCTATATTAACTGTACCTGGGGTACCATCATTGCCATAAACGGTAGTAAATTGGCCAAGTACATATGGCTTCTTAATTTGCTTGGGTCCTTTGCCTTCTGCTGCCTGCATAATATCTCCTAGAGGCTCATATAATCTATACCGAGGTCATTCACATTGGAATCTTGCAAATACCTCAAAGCATTTACGCTGATATCATCATCAGCGACATTTACTGCTGGTGCATCAACAGGTGCTGACTGAACAGATTGTGGTCTAGACGCTGGCTGAGCTTGTACAGGAGCTGGCTGGGGAGCCTTTACAGTCAATGCCTTTTCAATCTTGCCCTCTACATTCTTTACAGAAGTAGTTAGAGGAGCCAATACCTTATTTACTGCTTGTTCGATCTGTGGGCCAATTGGTTCTTCAATTGGCTTCTCAGTTCTGTTGTAGTACTTTTGTAGTACTTGATCACATAACGACCAGGTAAGAAAATCAATTCTTTCCCCAGTCAACCTAACTATTCTTTTTGACTTAAAATCCCATGAATAAACATAGGCATTCCCATCATAATCAGTTAAACGGCCTTCGGCTGTTTCATCATTCTGTGAGATAATCGCTAAGAATTCTATGTTAGCTACTGTTTGTTCGACTAGCGTAGCTGGTACTTCAACCTCAAGGACCTCTTCTACTGGAGTAGAAACGATCTTAGTTTTCTGTGATCTAAACATATTTTTTAGTTAGTCGGATCCTTAGTTAGAGAAAACGAGTTCGTAGTCGCCTTTGCGTTCTACTGAAGCAGTCTTGTCATCCCAGATAACGGCAAACTCAGAGTCACCAACAGCAATAACCGTACCGGCTATTTTAGTAGTAGGTGTTTCAGCAACAACTCGTGAATTAACTAGCGTTCCTGCTTCTGCCTTAGCAACAATGCCAAGTGTGAAGTCAACACGAGCCTGGTCGTTACGGAATCCATTAGCTTGTGAAGCAAGCTTAGAAGCCTTAACTGGAGCAAGCTGAAGGTCACCAGTGCCAGCAACTTCTGGCTCCATAACCATCAAAGCACGGTCTTGAGCAGGATTAGCGTCCTGAGCGTGCATGTGTGATTCGTCAACATAACGTTGGATCTGGTCGCCCAATCCTTGACGCTGTTGCATGTAAGCATCCATATTCTTTTCGAAGTGGTTGCTGTCTTGGTCGATAAAGTCACCGTTCCATTGCTGGTTTGGGTCCTGGAAATTATTGTCCGGGTTTGCCATGTCTGCAACTCTGATATTAAAACGTGGTTCCATGATTTCTCCTGTACTTGGATACATACACTATGGTATATATCTTGTTAAATTACATTGTTTTAGTGTTTTGGCATCACTGGGGCGCCACTGGAATTGTAAGGTTGTGTTGCATCTACTGTTGTAGCTGGTACTTCCTTAGTATCTTTCTCTAATTGTGTACTAATTTCGTCCTGTGTCTGATCTATCTTGAATACAGACTTTGTAGCAAATGCCCAAATATCTTCGGTTTCTTCTTTGTAGCCTGGAATAAGTCCTAGGTTACCTGCAATGGGGGTTGGGAGAGCAGTAGTCTTTTCTTCTGATCCCATCAAAGAAGAACATCCTGAGTGGCCATAAAGCGGCCTACCATCAGGTGCATGACCTTGAAGGACAACCGGATTGTCCACAGTGTTTGGCATGTCACAACCACGGCAAGCTTTTCCTGCAGGTGCATCAATTGGCTCTACATAGCTTATTCTCTTATTTTCCATAATTATTCCTCTTCGTCTTCATCAACTTTTTGACCAATTGCTTTAAGCCCACCATTGATGTGATTATCTTTTCTAATACCCTCAATAGCCTGGTTGCGCTCATGAGGTTGTAGTTTTCTACCTATATGACCTTCAATTACGTTAAGCATATCATTCTGTTGTTCTGGAGTATGAGTCATTTTAAGTGCACCAGGTATTTCTACTGTTGGTATCTCAAGTTGGCTAAAGGATCCGCTATTAAAAGACTTCGGTGCAGTATTTTCTTCGATACTCTTTGTAGGTGCTCTATGTTGTTCACTCACCGCTGTGCCAGGTTCTATTGAACTAATGCTAAGCGGGTGCCCTGGCTTTATACCTAGTCTTTGATCCCATCTT